GAACGGACAAAGCAAGCTGAAGCAAAAAGCAGACGCAATGTGTTCATGAAAATAGAGAAAAAAGGACGGTAGATATGATGAAGGGAGAGCAAAGCAGGCTCTCCCTTTATTTATGGTATCTTAAAAATAGAACCAAATTTCAGTGGATGGTCAGAAAAATCACGGGGGTTATAATTTTGATACATGAAAAATAGGATATTTTCACAACATCCAATACACCCTCGCCAGTATTGCGCAAAAAGCGCAATACGGTATATCAGAATCGACGATATCAATCAATATGTCCAACTTTTCGTTTCTCATTCTCCAAAATTGATTTTATATTTTCTTCCGTAAGTCCGAAGTAAGAAGCAAAGCGATTGAACTCCTCACGTTTACTTTCAGGTATTAGAGCGTATGTATCATTGTAAGGCGTTTCACTCTTCATCGCTTTCTTTAATTTTTTGATCTTCATAATTGCATGGGGTTGAAAACATAAAATTAAAAATCATATTCCAAAAGAATATATCTTCAGGATTCCGCACGGCAACCGACTTTTGTAAAAAGTTCATCCGCTTTTTCTTGCTGTTCTTTAACTTTCTGTGCATCTTCTTCAAATCTACGATTCAATATGTTTATACTATCTTTCAGCATAGCATTAGGATCATATACTTCAGGCAATTTCGCTTCACCAAGCACATAAGACTCGATTTCTCTTGATACATTTACCACTGTATCCGGAGTAACGCCTTCTACCATTACCGCTAATTTAGCGGCTTCTAATCTTATTTCTACTTTTGAATTCATAACTTATTTTTTTAGTTAGTTCATTTTTACAACAATTACAATCACAAATAAATAGCTGTACGTCCTTCACCAGCATTTGCGCTACATCTCCGGACAAGTAGGCTATTTCCTCCCCATACGGGTCTATTCCGTATGCCTGTGCAATATGGGCTTCCAAATGCTTTCTTTCATGATCAAAGGAATTTAGAAATTCTCCCGGTGATGATGTCTTACCTATTACCATGACGGTCTCTCTCCTATTATAATTCGAATAAGTCAGTCCGGTATCCAGTTTGCAAGACATCAGATTATGATATGAAGATCGGAGAATATCATCCGGGCACCCTATACTCTCCAGGCATTCCATGATTCGGTCTGTCCAATAGCAGGTGACCGCATAGAATATATCAACTGCCCAATCGTATCTCTTTATGTATATCCTCCGATGTATCATTACATTAAATCATACCACATTACCGGTATTCCCATTCCAATCGTATCCGCATACCACCGCGTCATTTCCTTACCGTCGTATCCATCCGGATCATCAATTGTATCCTTGATGTACAATGCCTGGTACTGTTCGTTCGGCACGGATGATTTAAGAAAGTCCGCCTTGCACATGTTAGCTACATACACATAGTCATAACCTATCTTATTTTTAAGAGTTACGCCATATTTGGTCAACAATGCGTCCACTTCGTCTTTAGACATTGCAGGAAGCTTTTCTTTTTCTCCGTTCTGATTTTTCCACTCCATTAAGGAAACGGCAAATTCGCACATCTTCTTGCTGAAATGCCATCCATTGTTCGCCAGGTATTCATCCATACCAAACGGCTTCTTCTCGTAAATATCAAGTCTTTCCCTGTGCATATATATAGATTTTGATTGTTTTCAATTTAAAAGAAGGGGAAGATATCCCCTTCTGTAGATTATCTACGATATCTTGAATACGGCCCGGTTCCTCTGACTCCGCGTCTTTCACCGTAACTATCTCTGTCATATTCACGATCATCATAATCTCCACCGCTCATACGGCCGTCATTGTAACGTTCTCCATATCCTCCGCGGCCCATCTCGCGCATGGCTTTCTCATAACCTTCACGGCAACCTTCTTTGTATGCACGCTCCACTTCGCGTTCCATATCTTCGTTGTCACCGAAGCTGTGGCCTTCGCCAAATACTCTCCATCCCATATTATTTTTCTTTTTTTACGTTGTTAGTACTATTGTTCTGAGACTGCATAAAAAGTGCCTTTATATCTTCAAGCGTTGGAATACCTTTCTTGAGTTCATATAGTTCATTTTGCAGATCCGCAATTTTCTTCTCTTGTGCCTTCGTCTGGGCTACGCTCGGATCAATCTGTTCAAGAATAGATTCACATGCCGTGACGGTAGTCCTATGCTTGTCTACGTTTTGAATAGCATCAACACTCTTACGGTAGATTTCATCCACTACAGATTTCAATGCACTTTGAGAACAAGAAATAGTCATGCCGGCATGTGTAGCGACTTCGGACATACAAGGAATTCCCTTGAATATCTGATTGCTTCCGTTTACCGATACCGTGACATCTACAACCTGAAACATAGGATTAAACTGTTGCCCCGGTTGTGGCTGCGGAGTATAAGGAAGACTCTTTTCGGATAAAACACCCTGGAAATACACCGGTATATTAGTAGAATCTACTATATGCACCAAGGCTCCTTTATTTAAATCTTTGAACATAATTTACTTCTCTTTTAAGAAGTGAGGAGCATAACCCCTCACTTCCGGTTTTACTTACTTTTTGAAGCTGAACTCTCAGCAGGCGTATTGCCCCCCGATGCTTGTGCCGGACTGCTTGCAGCCTTTACACCCAACAGGCGGAAAGTACCGTTGCATTTGTCTATATAGACTATATGTTCGGTTGTATACCCCTGTTGTGTCTCAGTGCCGCTTCCCGTTGGGACCGTTACATCACTTCCTACTACCTGTGTGCTTTTGTTGTCGATTACCGGAATCTTTGTTGTTCCACCATTAGCCCCGTTAGAAACTACAGTAGACGAATTATTTGCGGTAGGTATTACAATAGCAACCGGCAGCGAAGCTCCGTTTTGAGATACCGGATGACGTACTTTCCACAGGATTGTAGCCTGATTAGGAAGTGCACGCCATACACACGGATTAATACCGTAATCGGCGGTGCTTTCCCCTTCCAGATTCTCTATCAATCCCGTAGTACATACTTCCGGCATGCCACGACGGTCAAGCAACGGATAAGGGACTCTCCTTCTCCCTATTGGAAAAAAGGGAGGAAATCCAACCGGTGGAAAACCGAACATCGCATATGGATTGTTAATATTAAAAGGATACATAATTACCTCCTTTCTTTAATTAGCAACCACAGCCGTTATTGTAAGTAGACAAACCATAAGCGGCATCACCGGCGTAAGCACCGAACGCAGCAGCACGGAAGCATTCAGGATTGAAAGCCTGAAGTTGTGGATAAGGAACAGCAACCGTCGGAGGCATTTTACATTTAATACCATCAACATCTGATTGCAAATCATTAACTCGATTAAGGATAGGTGCTGTATTAGCTTGTATCGTAGCAGCAATATATGCATTCTGGTTAGCCTGTGAAATCTGTCCTTTAAGAGCCAGATTTTCAGCTGTAAGACGATCCATCTTGTCAGCTTGATACAATGCCTTGAAGTCATTCAGATTGCTCAAAATAGCCTGAGTATTTGCAAGATTACCATCGCGCAAGCTCATCGTATTCTGATTCATCGTATTAGTCAGTACATTCATATCCTGACAGTTCTGCAAGCGTGTTTCTGCACCCTGTCTTTCAATCGCTGTACGAACATCGCAACAGCAGCTTGCAATCTGTTGGCCGATAGTTGCCCCCATACTCTGTACAGAGTTGATGATTTGCTGAGAAGACATACCGATTTGCCCACCGATCTTATCGATAGCACCTTGTACATTGCACAATGCACTCTGCAACTGCTGAGTTGAGCAGTTCAGAGAACTTGCTAACTGGTTAATAGCAGTTCCGTTTCCTTGAATAGCACTCATTAATAGTTCGCGTCCGGCGTCGTTATTCAATTCTGCCGGAAGACCGCCGCCGTTACGGTTGCCACCAAAGCCATTACCACCCCAGCTGCCCCACAGCCAGAACAGTACGATAATCCAGATCCACCAACATCCACCGCCTCCCCAGACATCCTGATTCTTGTTACCATTCATCAGAGCTGCAACCAGGTTCGGATCAAGTCCGTTTCCTTTCAACATCCCCGGAATCATTGCAAGGATTGAGTTTAGTCCACCACCGGAAGCACCTGCTTCAGGAGTGAATACAAAAGTTTTATCTCCACCCATATACTTATAAGTTTATATTGTTTCTAGGCAACCCACCGTGGATTGCGATACAAATAACCTTATAAGTCCGTTGTACTTAAATTATATCGTTGTAAGCTCGTTGTAAACTGATTGTAGATTTGTTGTGACACTCCATTTCCGGGTACGGATAGAAAAGTTATTCTTGAGTTTATTAACGCACTGTTGCGTTAACCCGGTAAGGTATGATATTTCTCCTTCTGTTATTCCCCTTTCTGTGAGCACATTTACAAGTATTGATCGGGCATCAACACAGACCTCTTTGTTACTATGAAACATTGAATATTCGTCTATTCCCGTTGTCTGACAGACTACCGCTACTACCTTCTGATACATATCAACAATTTTCATGCTAAAGAACATATTAGATTATAAAACAAAACATCGAAGGCACTGTTATTTAACTTTGAAAGCCTCCTAACAGTGTTCCGACGATGTTTGCCCGTTTCTGATTGGTAGTCGTATGACGGGTAGTGAGGCTTTCTTTTACTTCTTTGCCCCTAAAGAAATACGTTTGTTAATGGTGCTTCTTATGCCGGCCTTCTACCACCGGCAAATCAGAATATTATTTCATGTCAGCCTCCTTTCCTTTTAATGCAGATATACAATAAAATAATAGCAATACATATCAAGCCACCAAATGCCCAGCCGCCAAGTTCTATTTTTGCCTTCTGCCACCTGGTCAACGCCTTTTCAACCGGATAAGGTATCTGAATACTGTCCGTCCTAATCACAGTATCAATGCGATTAATATGTAAATACTTATAGAGATACCGATCCTTGTACGTATACACTGTATCACCCCTGTCTATTACATAAATGCTGTCACGCTGATATATACTATCATGACGAATACTATCTCTTGTCTTATACTCAGTCTTAATAGTTTCAACCGGCACGTATTGAGTAGTCCTACATCCGGCAAAACATATTGCCGACACCAGCAAAACGATACATGTCAACCGTTTCATAATACCCCCTCTTGCGGAACCGTCCACTCAGGACCACTCAAGATACTTCTTAGTTCGGACGAATCATGCCGATACGAGGTCATGGAATCCTCTTCTCTCAAGACGGGATCGATATAATCTTCATGCAGGATAACTTTCAATCCGTCAACAGATCTTCTTGCTTGTGCCGGTACCACAACACCATGGTTAAGGCACCATTCTACTGTTACAATTACGTATTTCATAATTTTCTTATTAACTTTAAGGGAATATTTGTTTGGTCTCAGGGAAACTCTTTGTGATATTCTTATCGTAGAGGATTTCTATCTCAATAGGCTTGTCAACCATTATTTGACACATCACTGCTAAATTATAGATACTTTCACCTAATGATATTGCTGGTATATCATAAATTCCATCTTTGTAAAATAGATAAACCCAAGGGTCTTGTGACGCATTAATAGGCATTCCCATTAGTGCAATTGCCCAATAACCATCGCCCAGATTACTATATGCGTCAATTCCTGTGACTTTTACTTTATAAGATGGTAGTTCAATTGCATCTCCTGTTGTTAATTCTGGATTATAAGCAGCCACAATAAATCCATTCATTTGTGTAGTTGTACTATCTATTACAATTTTATTTGTTGTAACTTTACCAGTAGCAAATTCAGGATAATCAACGGCTTTATAGGCAAAATTATCAAAGTTCAATGCGAACACTGGATTTGGAGTACCATATTCCATGACTTTGATTTCTTTCTGAATTTCTTCATCAGTTAAAATGTCTTCATATATAGCAATATCATACAGAGCCATACGTGCACTTTCTGTTACAATTGAGTTACTTCCAATATATAATGGAGTATTAGATGTAGTAGGATTATTACTTGTTCTTGGAATTAAATACATATAATCTCCTGCAAACTTATATTGCATAGATGTAACAAAAACACCTGTCTCTTTATTACTTGCAAGATAAGCTCTTTCTTTTTGAACATCAAACACATATCTCCAAGTATTATCTCTAAACAATGTAGTATATTTTAGAATAACAGTTCCTATCTTATATCCTACCTTATCAAGTTTCAGATAGTCATCTATACCATCTGTAACTATTGCTCCTTCATATTCTGGGATTTGCTGTATTATTACATTCTTAGTTAAAGCACTTCTAAGAAAGAATCCTATATTAAATTCAGCTTGATTGGTTACACTTTCTGGCAAATCATATATTCCGTCTTTCGGTATTGGCATCATTACTCTTGCTCCTTCCAATGAAGGAGAGTAACCATACTCCAACTGATTATCAGCCGTAATTCCAGTTACTTTTATTTTAGTTAATTTAAATGTAGAATTACCATATTTATAAATAACCCATTTATTAGCTGGAACAAAATTCATTATAGTAATAGAATGGTCATCCGTTACGAATACATTCTCTACTTTACTATAAGTTAGATAATTCTCCTTAAATAAACCATATCCACTGCCTAAGCTCCAACCGAAGTTATACGCGGTCAATATTTCACCTTTTATTCCCTTGATAGCATTCCTATCTTTATCGAAATTGCTCTTACCTTTAAAGTTCCAGTAATCCACAAGGGAAGGGTGAAAAGGAGAAGTATGCCCTCCCCTTGAAGCTGATCCAAGACGTATCCCCTGAATGCGGGCAGTGTTAATTCCTACCCGGGATACATTTGTCTGATTGATTGGCACTTTCATTCCGACACAAGAATTTTAGCCAAAGTAGGCTGTGAAATAGACTGCACTTTAATATACATCCCGGGAATCACTCCTGTAATAGCAACATCCATTGTGTTACCCACATAGTTATATGATCCGAAAGGAACGTAATTCCCATTTGTCATGCTTTGAAACAGAGCGACACCGTTATTCTTATCTTCACTTGCAAATTCAAGATGAAGGCCTGCATCCGATTGAAGTTGCACAGGGTCACATACATAAGCTTCACCCTGTTTGCTGAAAGTTAAATCTGTTAGAGCCATGTTACTTTGAATTTAAATAGTTAATAATACCTTCTACGTGAATATTTGCTACTGTTCGCTTGCCCTCGGATGACAATAAGTACTCCACGTCCTCCTTATTGTCCTGGAAAAAGTTCTCTGTTAATACAGCGGGGCAATTCGTATCCCGGCAAATAGCCAAGTTCTGCACCCAGTAGTCCTGCCCGGGAGCTTGTTTACGTACTGTCACACCTTTACTTATTGCTACTTGTGCCAGAGAAGAAGCTAACATTTTGCTATTAAAAGAAGCATTATCACTGACATATACACCCCATCCCCGAGCGTTCATCCAACTTGTCCCGTTGCCGGCCGCATTGCAATGAATAGATACCAGAATAGCGTTCTTTCTTGTTTCACGATATATGTTATTAGCCCGCTTGCAACGTTCCGACAATGGAACATCTATATTCTCTTTTACTATGCGTTCCGCATCAATGCCATGTTTTCTCAGACCAAAAACTACCATATCCGCTATCTCCCTGGTATAAGCCCATTCTTGCAGCCTTCCATCCGGTGAACGTTTCCCGGGAGTGTTTTCACCGTGTCCGTTGTCAATTAGAATTTTCATACTCTTTCCTCCTTATTTTCTTTTCCTCTTTATTTATTTAATATTAACTTTGCAAAAAAAATTAGATTTTTATGGATATATCTGAACTAATTAAAAGCTATAATACAGAACAGAAAAATGTTTTTACCGGCTTTTGCATACAGCTTCCATTGATTTTCACTATACTATATTTATATATTCCGCAATTCAATAATTTAGATATCTATTTGCAGATTATATTTTCTGCTACGGCTTCCATTTTATCTATATACTATTCATTTGCAATGCTCTGCTTATGTTCTGTATTAGCAAAACGTAGATATAAACTTGAAATCCTAATACTCATATGTCCAATGTTAGCTGCATCTTTTTACCTTATACGTTCACCGGAAAACTATACACTTGGACACGAATATGCTTTATCAACCTTTCTTAGGTCTTCTGCTATTACTTATACCCCTATTGCCATTATCGGTTTTATCATTCGTAAATGCAAAGAATATGACATAAAGCATAAAGGGGATTAGATATACTAAATTTAAATTCATTTCTTGTCCTCCTCCTTTTTAGTTATCACCTCTTTTAAATCTTCTTTCTCTATCTTGAATACCTTCTTAGCAAATAACCCAATAGCCACTATCAAATTAAAATCATACCCCTTGGGCTTAAGAATATTCGATATAATAGAACATCCCTCGATGAAGCAGACAGATAAGCAAGCGAATATATCAATGTTATATCTTCCACCACTGGCCTCGTTTATCATCACCACCATAATCACGAAACTGAAATATGTAACCATCTTCCCCATTGTAGCCCGCCAAGCCCTACTAAATCTCACATGTTCCCCCATCATCAAACTCTTTCTGCACCCCGTAGCTAAATCACACAGTATTACAAAGAACATTGTGATTAGCCATGGTATCATATGCTCTATAGCCTCCATTACGAAGCTTCCGGCAATGGGAGCAAACAGACCAGAAGATATTTGATGTATTGATTTATCTTGCATAATTTGTCATCTTAAAATAATTATACTACTTTTGAAAAACTATTTCATAATTATTTAGATAATACGCAGGTCCATCCCGCCTGTGAAGGTCGGATGGACATTCTTGTTACACTACTCTACACTATTGAGTATCTGGTCTATGATACGGGCAAAATCAGACATGTAAGTAGCAAAACTATCTGTATACCTAAGATTCAAGGTAGTAACCTGAGGCATCGGAGAAGGGTCATACCGGATCTCGCCAAGATTAGTTTCCATGATTTCTTCATGCGTTCCACTACCGTCAGCATTTGCAACTGTCTCTGTTGCATTATCGGTGATACCAACAAATATAGATTGTTTCACTCCATTGATAACCGTATAACGAATGTTATACTTCACCGTAGGGGACTGTAAAGAGGTACCCTCAAACGACTTTACTTCTGTTGTATCAGTCGCTACAATTTTAATTTCTTCGTTCATAATGTTCATTTTAAGTAATTATAAATTTTCTGTTTTACTTTTTTCTACCGCTTCATCAAGTAGCTGAAAAAGTGGAACTTTTATATATGCATAAAAGATCTTCTCAGCAAACCTCTTGATTAAAGCAGCTCTTGCTTCATCTATCTCAATTTCACCGTCATGGTATATCTTCCGCCCAATCTCCTGCTCGTTTATATCTTCAACGTTGAAGAAGATTGCATTACCCAGGTTTTTACTCAGATCCTTATAATCCGGTACTATTTCTGTACCGATACTATTACCTTCAGAGTCTTTTTTTTCGATTTCTTTTGTCATGACATTGCCTTCAATATCATAAACTACGATCTTTCTAAAATCAATTTTCATACTATTATCTTTTAAATTACAATGATATCTTATTATATGACCATGAATTTCCACCCCATACACAGATAGCAAGGTGATTGTTTTCTCTCAACAGATCCGAAGTCGCACCACCGTTCAATGTACTTCCATTCGCATGTACGATAGGACCTTTACCTGTATTCGGCCATCTTTTTATTAAATATACTTTCCCGATGGGGGGATCTTTAGGCAAATATACATTCTGGTCACTTCCAGTAAAGCTGCATGATACGAAACAGTCTTCCAGGGTTAGATATCCCCCTGAAGTCATAGAACGCAGTTTTACGGCAAATCCGGAGATACACCCTACCAAGGCAAGCGCGATGTTATTCTCTTTCTGATATGCACCTGTAGCTGAGAAACGTGCGGCAATACAGGTATCTGCATATTTGTTGTTATTGATCCACAACGGAACATTCAATCCTAAAGTGGCAGGTGCGGTATTAATACCTAAACCGGCAGTAATACTATCCCCTGAGAACTGAATATTCTGGGTTGATATAGTCATTGATCCGGAAGTCAAAGAGGTACCGGATATTTTAAAGCCACCAATCATGGACTCTCCGGTAACAGTAAGGTAATTAGCAGTAATTCTACCTGCTGATAAAGCATTTGTAACAATTGCAGTAGCATCAATCAGAACTGTATTTATATATCCCCCAACGACTATTGTCTCTCGAGGTTCTGATGAAGCATGGTTTACCATATCCTGCCAGGAAGAATACCCAATATTGGAGGCAATGCTATTTTTCAAAGAAAGCATAGCTGTTTCATCCAATAGACCTTGCGGTCCTTGCGGACCAGTTGCACCCTGAGGACCCTGTGGTCCTGGAAGCCCTTGCGGACCTCTATCTCCTTGCGGACCTTTAGCACCGGCGGGTCCTTGCAATCCCTGAGGACCTGTAGCGCCGGTATCTCCTTTAGGCCCCTGCGGTCCTTGTGGTCCTGTATTACCCTTGAAATTTTGCTGCTCGGATGCCGACAAGCCGGAAAAAGTAACCATACCACTAATACTGATATCCTGCCCGAATATATTGATAGCACCCGGCTTAATAGTGATTCCCGTCTTCAGTTCGTCCTTTGTAGGAGTATCATCAATAGAGCCGGCATCGTAGACCGTGGCAAAGGCAAGGTACCAGGTGACGGGTAAACTGCCATCACCTCCCGCTAAATAAAAGTAGTTAGTAGAAGAGAATGTACCACTTGAACCACACTTGACATATACCGCATATTCTTCCCAATCACCGGTTCCTACATTGTTGGTAAGCCATTTTGATGTACCACCGTTACCTGTAGCGTTTGTAGCCCACTCTATTTTATATCCAACGGGAATCCATGCGATAAACCGAGTTATAAATACGGCATTGGCGCGTGTTTGAGTACCAAAAGTAAAACCACCCAGTCCCGGAGAAGCAGGTCCCTTAGTTGTAATTTTAATTTTATATCCGGATTGATTAGGCAAATTAATATCCGTTGTTCTCTCAACTGAAACCGTACTATTACCACTGTTATTGTAGGTTCCAATGCCATTCCAACTGCTCCTAAACTCAGGATCACGATATAACATCTTCCCCTTACTCATAGCAAGAGCAATCAAACGTGCATTGCCCGATACCGTTGATACAAGGTTAATATCCGTCTTGGTCTGAGAGATCTCAGTACCTTGATTGGATACAACCTGTCCGAGAGCGTCAAAGTCGGTTTGGGAGACTTTGCTTTCAATTAACCCTTTCGTAACTTTTATCTCTGAGTCGGTGTAGGTTTTGGCAATGTAGTTAAGATCTTCGGGGGCGGGGCTCCAGGTTACAGGAGTATTGGTCTCAAATATTCCAATACGCATGCGTATGTTTACTCCTGTTCCATAACTACCAATTATTCTACTTATAGGCTTATTAGATAATAAGAAATTATTCTCTATGCGATCGTTAAATACTGATATTTCATAAACAGATCCATCCGTATAAGTCACTCTAAAAAAAAGAGATCTCGTACCACTCGGAATAGTAGACGATGGTGTAAAATGGTCTACAAATATATAATATCTTTTGTCAGAGGAATAAGTTAATCCAAACATGTCCTTATTAGCCACATTCGATTCTTTATGCAAAATAGGTGCATCAATTAACATTGTCCCATCCTCTTTATAATTTGAGGCGTAGGTAAACCCAGCATCCGTAATACGTTTATAAGAGCATAAGTTCTTAATACCCACTCCCCGTTCGCTTGCAGACGGAATCCACTGCGTTACACCTACATTGCTATCTGCTAAAACGGCCCAATGTATAATTGAACCATAATTTCCATTCTCAAACTGATAGAAACTTATGCCATCTCCTGATAAAATGCGTGCTATTTCGACTCTCTTAGATTCAATTATTCTTTCTCCACGAGTTTCAAATTGCGCAATTTTAGAAGAACCAATATCCGAAAATGCACCAATACCCCAATTGTTAGCACCAAGAGTATAACAAAGGGTTAAAGTATACTCTTTACCAATCTCAGGCCTAACATCATACCTATATTCTGCAACTCTATATGACGGATTTGATGTTTCAATATTAGCACCTTTCAGCAAGTTAACATCCCCCACCTTTATTTTACTCACCTCACCCTTCACAGCCAACGTAATCTGTCCGGGCAAAGCCTCCATAATCGTGTCAGTCTCAATCTTAACCTTTTCCCCGACGTAAGAGTATGAAGCGGAGTTTATCGCATCTATAATTGTCCGCTGCTGGTCATAATAAGCCTGTTGAAGAGTCTTGAATGAATCGCTAACCGGTATATTTTCAGGTTCGCTTGCCGAATGTGTTTCAAGTACATGATAGTAATCGTTGAAAGCATTCCGATAAGCAACGGTATCAATCCCATACCGGGACGCATTAGCAAGGATGGAATCTCTCTCCGCTTTCAAAGCCTCCATCTCCTGTTTTAACGCGGTCTTTTCAGTTGGTGATATGACACCATCATCCGCCCAGGTGTTCAATCTGTTTTGGGCAGCTTTCGCATCGGTTTTGGCGATGTCTATTTCCTTGTTGGTTGACTCAAACTCCTGTTCTATGGTCTTTCCAGATCGGAGGATAAATATACCTTTCAGGAAAGCATTAATAGAATACAATCCATACCCAGAAGGTTGATAACTTGCGGGAAAATCAGTATCCGTAATACCTCCCAAATACCCGAGCCTTGTTTTCAGTTTCCCGGAGAAGGTCTTTGCATTGACCCCATCAAGGATATCAATCACAGGACGTCCGTTTGCTACCGGTTGTACGATCGGAGCAAAATAGGCATTAGAAGATATATCAACTATCACATTCTTACCGTCATTGAAAATCCGCCTGGGCTCTCCATTTTGTTCGGCACCTGCAAACAGTTCCGGGGTGCTTACTTGGGAACCGTCCTTAAAAGTCAATACATAACCTTTAGTAGTGTAAGCATACACTACTCCACTAACTAAGGCACTGTTAGAGATAGTTCCTATTGTCTTACCACCTAAATCATATTCCTTCTTCGTTATGCTTCCATTCTCAATAGAATAGTAGCTCTTTGAAGTAAACACAAGGAAGCAACCGGATTTGTAGCAGATGGCATCAGTCATGGTATCATCTATATCATATACGGAGAACTGCGAATCCTTAAGACTCCTAACTTCCAAAGACAGCCTGTCTGAGGATAACATATGATTGCCACTGATACGCATAGCCTTTGTATATACCATGTCCTCCTTATACAGAGTGATATTACCGGTCTTGTCTATGGCAAATTTAACCATATAGTCCCTACTGTTCTTATTTCCACGCCATCCTATGTAGAAGTGATCATCATCAAATCCGATGTTGCCCATTTCATAAGTATAGAAATTAACACTGGAATCCAAACCGCTTACAGCCATGGCACCGGCAAACAAGCTGTTGATGTCAGAAGAATATCCTATCGCAGATAATGTTCCTGTAGAGTAAATATCGGCTACGTACACATACCCGCCATTCCAATAATACAAATCATGTAACAGGATAAATTCATAAGGATTTGCGTTTAATTTCGTCCATACGGGAGAAGTAAGTGAAGCCGACTTGTAGAAATTAAGGCTGGCTGTACTAAAATCAGCCGCGACTACCAGGTCAGACTTAAAATACTTTCCGTCTGCTGTACCGGCATATATATTGTGAGTAGTCTGGGTTTCTTCTTCTACCATGACCGGCAAGGACTGATATTCTCCCAATCCTTCAGTTTGCGGGCTTCCCTCTTCGGCAGACAAATAGATCAAACTTTGCCGGGCCACATTCTGAGTGTTACCCATCTGAACCAGTTCATCGTCTTGTTTAGGCAACACACCGTTAAACTCACTCTTCAATATCCAAACCTTAGGACCTTCTGTTCGTTCAATCTCTACCCAATAGTATTCGACCCCGTTCCCGCTGAATACCTGGTGTCTTACAAGATCATGGGGTTGGAATGTAGGCTGCTCGTCGCCAAAGTCGAGGACGTAATATTCACCATCTTCCGTCACTTCTACAACCTTACTGTTACTCTGGCTGATTACCAAGGCACCGTTAACCGAACGTATCTTCTGTATGATCAGCTCAAATACCTTCATCATTTTGCGGACGGTAACGATGTCACATTCCAATGTCCAGTTACCAACCTCGTCCTTATAAAGCTTAGCGCCCTCTCCGGTAAAGCCGGGAATAAACTTAGGCGAAGAGATATATTCCCTCAAAATAGCCGCAGCATAGTTCAATATACCATCTTTAGAAATACTTCCGGTTGGTTCTGCCTGGGATTCATCCCAACCGGTATCAAGACCTCCGCGGATGGTCAGTTTGTAAGGGGTGGTATCATCCTGATCTTTGCGGAGAAACACTTTCTTTAAAGCCTCCATGTCAACATCAGCCGCCAACTTAAACGCCACTACATTGTTTTTATTGGTCCGTATAAATATAGCCGGGTCTTCGTCTGCATTACAGATATAAAATTCTCCCTCGTTCAGTCCTTCCAAGTGAGACATTGCATCCGGAGAAATAACGGGTGCCTTCGCTTTCCCGTTTTCAAGATCCGAACCAAACCATTGTATTTTACTTATATTTTTCTTCATGTTAAATCCGTGAAGTATTTATAAATGCTGCTTCGCTTTCTTTATATTTCAACATTTCCCCTTCTTTCGGGTTATTCACCACAAATCCAACTATAGATGCACTGCTTGCCTGTTCCGGTGTCCCTCCTACTCCCGCAATAGAGTTTTCTTGCGGCTCCAATGCTATAGAAACGAAGAACATCTGACTGTCTTCCATCACCTGACTAATTTCCGGAACGGAATTTTCCGAACGTACGTACTTCTCCCCATTCACTTCAAACATCGATACGCACAATATCCGGTTAAGGTGTCTTCCGTACCAATACGGGACACCCCATGAATTCCCTACCGTAAGCACATACGAATCATAGGGGACTGCATACAGTTCTTCTATTTCCTGACGTTGATTCCGATACTGTTCATTATCAATTTTAGCCGCGTATCCTGCCGGCTTAAACCCTGCCTCTATTCTCCATTCAAAAACTTGTTGACTATCTCCTATCCAGAAAATATTATCAAAAGCTGAATTGTTGTCTTTATGTGAATATCGGATAAGCGTAGTATCTTTTAGTATATTGGAATCGGAACATATTTCAAAAGGCTCAGATTCCTTCCTTTCAAAAGTTACGCTATATACAGAGTCCGGAAGTGAAGTCAATGTGGCATAATACATCGTAATCGATGCATTCACCTCATAAGTCTGAAATTGAATATTGGAAGAAGTTCCTTTGACGAGATCATTAAGAGAGGCCGAAGCTATTTCTCCGTCATCCGCAAATATTTGTATAAGAATCCTATCAGCAGTATGAAACCTCTGAATGTAATCTATATCGATTGCATATCTGTCCTTAACTGGCGAAAAGAACAATGGGCATATATCACCTATCTTAATCATAGTCCTTTAGTCCGAATTTGGGTTACAAGCCTCTTGACCTGTGTTATAGCAGCAAATATATGAATTAAAAATGTAATTATGAACTATTTCACCTTATTTTATACTCTCTACTATCAAAGTGTATTTAACGGCTTCCGCACGCCCATAATTGAATTTACCGTCTTTGATATATCCATGGTAAGTTTCTCCTCCCTTCTCTATAGATATTAATCCTGTGAGGTCCTCAGGAGCCTTCATATCCCCCGATTCTACAGACAACTCACCAACGGTAAACAACCTCTCTCCTTCTGATAGCTGAATATCTATCTTCTCCGGTACTCCGTCAATCACCACATCACTGTTACCATCGGAAGATGCAAAGTCCAACGTGTTGGTAAATGCACCAATAAACCTCCGGTTAGCCTCTATCATATAGCGTGGAGAATACACGGCATTAAACATCGTATCCGGACTGATCACTCCGGAAATAGAGGGACCGCCATTTATCGTACGTACAAGCCGGTATCTGCCGTCTATTGAAACAAGCTTCGCGTTCACGAAAAATACGTCATTGTCGCTATCACTGTCCGTAGTGTCTTCTCCCCTCTTCTGAACCAGAAACTCTATCCCGTATGCGTCAGCCCGGAACGGACTTATCAATTCCAAGGTATTCTCAGTCAAGGTCACTCCGGTACTATATTCATTTGTGAAATGAAATTCATCACGTCCGTTTACACTGTCATAATCCTGCTTGTCATAACCGGCCCGTACCCGGGAATAAATCAAGGAAGAATTTACGCTATATTCAAACGACCGTATATTGTCACCGAAATCTTTCACTACGTTCTTCGAAAACAAACTGTTTCTGTGGACGAATGTAACCTTGTCTTCCCCTATCACAGGAACAAACCCAAACTCCGCCTGCATCCAATCAACAAACTTTGTATATGAACAATACAATTTAGCATTTTTCAGACCTCTCGCGCTCTCAGCAGGCACTATCATGCATTCATCCAACCTCTTGTCCACTCCTGAAGCGATCTCGCCTGTAATCCCTTCCTGCCCTCCATTTATACTTTGAAGAAGCTGGTTTAGAAGTTTGACAGGCGTAACTATATCAATGTTAACCGGTATTATTCTTGCATCCCAATTTAGACTAATATAAGGCTCCCTGATAGTCAAAGTCATTTCTTTAATAGATCCATATTTGATAAAGCAATACTCTCCTTCAAGTAATGTTATATTATTCATATATGAAAGTAAGAAAATAGTTTCTGGATGTTCATCATTAACAAATGTTCCCGCTATTTCCGTTTCACTGCCGTCTAAACCAACTTTTATAAGCTGCATGGATAGAGCTTTATTTGCAGCCACTTTAAATGAAATAGATACATTTAAAAAACAGGTAATATTCCTTTCCGCTCTAAAAAGGAAAGTGTCTTTATCATTTTTAGATACATCTTGCTGAAAGGTATCTCCATATGTAATATATCCACCTATAGATGTTTCACTTGCCCCAACCACTAATGGAAAGTATTTTTGGTTTAGTAATGCAGCTTCCAACTTCACTGATATATCCGTTGAATCCTCAATGCTATTCCCGGCAACCAACCAGTTCACATTCTGATTCATTTTTATACCATCATAGTACAAGTATTTGCCTTCTGTAAGCTCGCTAACCACATATTCATACTGCGTTCCCTTCTTAGCCTTTATCAATGCGGCCAGGCTGTCATCTACGGCACTGATAGATATAGTACTTCCATTGTCTTGAAATGTCGAGAAGTCCAACGAACACCGGAACCTTTCATTCCAAAGCCAGCTGTTATTTCTTGTGTAAAATACCACACTGGCCGATGTTTGCAGATACTTTTCCCGGAACACACGTTTCAACAGACTGTATGCAGCATTAGAAAACTCAAACTTCGTAGAGAACGATCTCACGACACCATCATAATCCCCTCTCTTGAAGGATGTCGTTATATCATCCCAATTTACAAGGTTATCCGTTACCTGATACGAATAACCATCGACCAACAACTCACATTTGTAATACATATCATTTCTTTTTTAATGCCTTCAGGCGAAAATCAACTTCATCACACATTCTCTTTACCATATACGCGTACTCTTTGGCAGAAAACGCATCCGGATCAACATGCATATTAAAATGTTGCATCACTGCTACTCTTTCCCTTACGAAGTAATCCCTATCCATAACATCAGATTTCTTGTTATCCGGATTCTCTGCCATAATCTTATCCATCCGGAACCTGCTGTTAGACAAAATAGCTTCAATTCTATTCAAAATCTTATCATGATCCTCCTGAGCAAACTTATAACCCATATCATCAAGAACCGAACATGCGGTTTCCCATTCTTTCTCTTCTACTAAATAACGGCAGGCATTCATCAATCCTATCTTTATCATAAGGCCAATGATTTCATTCTTCTTTGAAACCTCAGCCAAAATCCCTTTCTTGCTAACTATAGACATATATTCATTAACCAATCCGGACACCGCTTTCTTCTTTTCCTCTTCACTATAATTACCTTCACACACGGCGTCCGAATCTCCACAAAATACATCTATGAATCTTCTGAGGGATATCCTATCAAGATCTGTGTATATCATACAACGAATATTTCGTACTCCTTTATACGGTGATTTAAATACGACTTGATATATTTCTTAGCTCGGCCTCTTTTGCAGCCTTCTTCTGGTATTTAGCCATATTTTCAAACGAGCGGTTTAACGACTGCATCTCACGCTCCAACTTTCTATAATCATTATTCACATTTACAGTAATAGGCTCACCCATCCTTTCGGCATCCTTCATCAAAGCACCTATATCTGAACGCAAGTTCATACTACGATACAAAGCCAATCGGTCAAAAGGAGGCAGGAAATCACTGCGTCTCTCTATATCTACATCGGGAATTACCTTTGCCCGACGTGGTAAATCAATCAAAGTAGGAACATTAGGAGTTATATAAGTGCCCTTGTCAGTTACAACAGCTTCATGCTTACCGCCATCACCTACGATAGCCAAACCACCGGGATGATTATCTGTACCCTTAGCATATTTAGGAATGGGCTGGGCAATGATAGTAGCAAGTTGAGCAGCGCCCAATGTTCCAACTAATGCGGCTAAAACCAAGTTCGGAAGAGCCTTTGAGACAGCCAGTGCAGTAGCTATGATAGATTGACTGATCGCATTAGCCTTCTCCCATTTGGCCTGCTTCTGCTGAAGAGCCTCTTTCTTTTTCTCTAATTCTTTATTCTTATTCGCAGTAGTTTGTTCTGCCGCTCTTTTTCTTGCTTCAGCTTCTTCTTTAGTAATGACACCTGAGTTTTCTAACTTTTCGATTCTCTCCAATTCTTTTTCACCTGCTTCTTCATTAGCTTCCTGTTCCTCTTCCACACGTTTTATCCTGGAATCATAAATATCTGTCATAATAGAAGTAATTCCATCTTGTATCTTTGCAAATGAAGACAATACAAAAGTGAGTTTCTTTTTTAATCCATCTTCTCCTTTTCCAAGAGCACCCCAAAAATCAAACACACTGTCTTCCGCATCCTTCATTTTTGCGGTCATTTCTCCTATTATATCGCCCAAAGCATTAAATATTTTGGCAGAATCACCCAAATATTTATTGGCGGATGAAGACATATCGCCCAAAGCAGAATTAAAATCCTTCGCCCATCGTTTCCCAGGATTATTTTCATCATTATCCATGTCATTATTAAAGGCCTCAATCTGAGCCTTAATCTTATCTATTCTCCGTTGAATCTCATCAACTTTCTCTTGAGGCAGTTCAGTAGATAAAGCCAGTTCTGCCTCCGCTTCTTTCAATAAAAGCTTTAACTTTGCTTCCCCAGATTCTTTGGTAATCTTATATAGTCTATCCCTATACTGCTTTTCGTTTATTTCCCCTTGTTTATATTGTTTGTTTAAAGCATTAATCTCCTTCAAGGAATTTGTGTCCAATATATCAAGTTCCCGGTCGGTCCCCTTTTTTATTAAACCTAAACGCTCTGATATATTATCTTGAATTATAGATGAAAATCTTGCATCATATTTTTTATTAATCAATTCTACATCTTCACCTCTCCTTTCCGCTTCACGAATTTCCTCTTCACGTAAGAGTTCATTCATCCTTAGTAATAAATCAAGTTTATATTCAAGCTCTTCCTCCGAATTGTTTTTAATAGTATCCAGTTTTAATTCAATGCTTCGCTTTTCTAAATCTGATTCATACTCCTCCCTTTCCAAATCATATTTTTCATTAATATCTCTGATATTTTTATTTTTCTCTTCTTCATATTGGGATCTTAACTGATTTTCTTTGGCTGAATATCCTTTTATTTTATTGATATTCTCTTTATAAGTATTTTCCACACTGGCAATCTCTGCTTTTCTACGATCCTCGATTAGAGCTATTCTGGTTTTAGTCAATTCACTCTCTATGTTCTTCATGTAATTAGCATATTCCTCAGCCTCCTTTTTATTAGCGTCATTGGAATCATTTACCAAAGCGTCTACGTCAATACTCTCAGACATACCTTTAAGAGCTTTATCGTAATCACTCAAACTATCTTTTGCATTTTCCCATTGTTTTTTTGCATTTAATGTTATTGCTTTTTGTAGATCACTATTATTCTTGCTAAGTTCGTTTTCCGATCTTAAATATGAAACATAAGCATTTCTTTCTTTAACCCATGCCTTATATCTCTGAGCTGCAATTTTAGTCATTTCATCTAACTGTGCACGTGCTATCGCAGAAGCCACCAACTCTTTTCTCAATTGCATATACGCTTCTTTAGCCTCTCCAGCTAATATACTTTCTTTCTTCATATTTCCTAAATAATCAGGAGACATCTTCTGTAACGCATTAGCTGCTGCAAGACGTTCTTTCATAGATTTATTTGTATCTTGAGTTGTTTTATAAAGAAGATCTAACTTAGTCGTTTCTTTAGATATATCTTGAATTCCTTTTTGCCTAGCTAGTAGCAATTTATTTTCATAGTCAATCAAGTCCCCTGTGACTTCTTTCGCTTTAAATAAGTTTTCTATCCAATTCATTATATCCTTTCCATACACAGATAACAATGTAATACCGACTACCAATGCTGTTTGCCAATTAAGGATAGATTTAGTTAGTTGTTTCCATACGGGAACTCCTTTCTGACCGGATTCTTGCAAAGCCTTAAACTCTTCTCTTGCACGTTTTATTTCATCAGCCATTATGGGCAAGTTATTAGAGATAGCAAGAAAGAAAGTATTCCATCCTACTGCCAATGAAGGCAACTCTCTGGCCATTTGCTGAACAGATACGTTTAATCCATTCCAATGTGATGTATAATTACCTACATTCCTTTGATAATTCCCCATTTGAGCATCAATAGTCTTTAATTCATCTTTCAGTTGTTTGATCTGCTTTATTAAACCGACTCCTTGATCTCCTTGTCTTTGAGCTTCAGACAAATTTCTAAATCTATTTTCTAACTGTACTACAGCCGCACTCATTTCATTATAACTACCGGCTGTAGAAACCATAGCCTTTGAATGGGCATTTAAAAGAGAAGTATATTGTTTGTTCTGTTGTACAAGATCCCGTTCTTTAATCGTAAGGTCAGAGACTATACGCAAATATTCTTGCTGACTTATTGTACCTTTGGATAGTTCTTTTGATAGATTTGATAATTCTCTCCTTATTTCATCAAGTTTTGTTTTATTAATAGACAGTCTTTCATTTAATTCTTTCGCTTTATTATCGTAAGAGGTCACGGTATTTAGAATCTCTGCATAAGCACTACTTGTCAATGAAATAGATGAACTTGCAGATTGCATGGCTTGAGACTGTCTTTGAGTCGTTTGCGCAATCTCCTTTTGAGCTTCTGAGGTATTCTTAATTGCTTCCGATGCAGTCTTCAAAGCATCTGAAGCCTTATTGATTGCACTTGTAAGAGAATCAAACTTGCCTGACAAAGATGATAATGATAAGAATTCTTTCATATTCTTATTTAGATCATTTAAAACTGCCTTGTATTTTCCTTGTATATCAGCCAGTTTGTTTTGAGTAGTAACTAATTGATTCATTATATTAGTATACTTCTCTGTTTTATTTGCTAATTCTTCAAGATCTTTAGGTTTAACGTCAAGGCCACCAGCCAATGCTTCGGTAAGCTCCTTATAAACCTTTTTGGTTTCATTAAACTTATTAATCAAATTAGTCAATTCATCAAAAGCTTTTTTATCGACTATATCCGTTATTTTAAATTCATTCGCCATAATTTAAAATTTTGTATCGTGCCCCTTCACACGATGGTTATTACTTCTTATTCTAATAAAATACCAATTCAATAAACTTTCCCTTATATCCCATACCCTCCGGTACAAAGTCAAACGTTCCGTCTTTCTTTTCATACAATACATATACAGAATGATCTATCTTAGCAGCTATGCGCGCAAGACTTCGGACTCTTTCTATGTCCTGCATCCTTTTTTTATTATCACACCAGCAGCTCACAGTATACCGAAATTAGCATAATACTCCCGTAAAGCAGGATTAATAAAATAAACCATAAAATGTCCCAATGCTTCGGGGCCCACAGCCAAGATGATACTCCCATACTTTTTTTCAATGTCATTTCCGAAAGAGACTCCGACAGATTCTATCCTCAATCCGTCATTAATGGGGATAGCAGTAATAGACGAGTAGTAGTCACCCCGAATTTTGAGGTTTGGAGTTTTCATGTCACGCGGTGGCAAGAACAGATAAGAAGGAGCCGGAGGTGTCTTTTCCATCTTCCATTTCATATATCCTTCAGCATTATGGAACCATCTGCCGGCATCTTTCGAATTAAAAAAAGGGTCATTGAGGTATGTCGGCCTTAAAGGCTTTCCACGTCCGTTCACACCGGAATACAACTGTTCCCGGATAAAGTCCTGCACCAAATCAGCATTACTCTGAATTGTATGTTTTATGACTTTATCAAGTCCTTCAACAAATAGTTTAAAATTATCAGCCGCATCGCTTAATGTTGCCATATCCCATGTAATTTAAAAGGGGATGAACTAATAAAAATCCATCCCCTTCACCCTGTCAATCAATCAGTTTACCTTTATCCGGAACCAAACCCTTAATCCGGTCGTAAATATCACCAAGCATCTTTTCCCTTTCAAATTCCTCCCTATCCAGGAAAAATAACTTTTTGTGAGTATCGATAAAGTCCTTTCGTTTCCACTTCACGACTTCATTTTCTATGAAGTTCACACCTTCTACAATCATGTTATATCCTATTTATAAGTTAAACGCTTGCATCATACGCCTCTTTCTGCTCAATACCGATAATTCCTCCCTTCTGAAGCTCCGATGGTTTCTTCAAAGAAGGAGTGCCTGTAGCAGTAACGGTCAACTCACCATCAGCATAGGATACTGCTGATACGCCTCCGTCGAAAGATTTTCCGGCACTCTTGGAAAGAGCGTCCGCATAATACCCCGTAACATTAAGGCCTCCGAAGTGCTCGATCAGTTTATATTTATTCTCTCCTACTTTCACCAGGTCAACAAACACAAGCCCCTTCAGTGCTTCCACTACATCAAACTTCAGGGCCATGATGTCTGCCGTCTTGATGTATTTCTCGTAATCCTTAAACATCAGGTTTACGATCAGATTAGCTTCCTGGCCGGAAGAGTCCCAATCCTGGCCGCTCGGATATACTCCCGAAAGCGGAATACCACTCAATCCCGTAGTATCACGATTCGTTCCGAACAATACATTGTCTTCATCAACAATTACCCCGTCAAATTCCACGCCTTTTGCCATCATAAGATTGGCTTTAAGGCTGGCATCATAATTATCCAAAGTAAGCGCCGCTGTATACGCCGAATAGCCGGTGATTTTATTGCCACCATAGCCGGTTGCATTTACATTGGCTTCACCACCGGTAGGCGCAAACTCCTCAACCGTCTTTATCGGATAAATACGGTTGGGCCGGTCTGCATGACACAACTCTTCTAACTTATCTGCGGTCAGTCCGTTCGGGATTTTAAAACCACGTGGAATAAGGATTACCGCTTTAATCTTTCCGGGATCAAGAATACACTTCGATCTTCCGGTATTAAAGTCTTCCTGCCCCTTACATTCTCTAAATTCTATCGCCATAACACTTCTCTTTTTTTAATGTGATCTGCAAATTCTTAATATTTATCCCGTCGATATAATCTTTGAATGGCTTTCCGTCCGGGCCCGTCACTCCTGCTTTGCCGTACCGGTAATTCTCAACATATATGTGCGGGATACTTTTTACATAAGCCATATCAAACGCCGGCTCTTTACCGATCTCCTTGATCAATATCTCGTAAATAGGTCTGAGACATTCTGCGAATGATATACGCGAACGTTCTTCGTTGGTATATGAAGGCAATGTATTTACGACAAGGAGTATATCCAATGACATTTTCCCTTTCTCGCCGGTCCTGTCCTCTTCGATTGGAGAATAAAGGAATATGGCGGGATATTTTAGCTTCGCAGTATCATTTGATTTGCTCCAAACTAATAACTGGTCAGAAATGTAGCTCCAATCTCCAAACATATACGAGATATGTTTGCCATACTCCTTTGAGACACGCTCTACTATTTCCCTGAATACATCCGTTATTACTATCATAAGCCAAACGAATTAATCTCTTCCAGCATTGAGCGGTCAAATGAAAAACCGTCATAGCTGTCATCCATACACAGGAAATCAAGCAAATCATGATTCATCTCAACCATTTCATTCCATGCCGGAATAAGTACCACATTGGGATCGGCATGGTCTTCATCATCAGAACTGGTTGTACCCACATCGCTTACATGCACATTGTTCCTTCTCACAAAGAAAAAGAACACATAATTTGCGATAGGACTTTTACCATCCCTGGTTAGAAATTCCTTTAGCTTTTCCCATTTATCAATTTTATCTTCCCCGTCTGCCTTCAGGTAGTTTATGAATTGACGGCACATATCCCTTCCCAACACCAATTTCAGATACTCTTTTTCATACGTATCAATGAAACTGTCAAGATAGCCCTTCATTGCAGTACGGGTAATTGAAGGAGCCCCCGTATCCACGTTCAGTCCATCTATAGATGTTGTCCCCTTAAAGTATGTACCGTCAATTATCATATGCTACTCTTTTAATTTATTATCACCCGGTTTAACGAACAGTTCTTCACAGCCGAGCTCTTTTGCATCCTGCATCAGGTTATTCGGCACCCGGATCTTTCCGTCCTTGAAAAACTTACTTGCAAGGGGCATATTCACACTCGTTTTATCCCCTTTCTTAAAGAAGTTCACGTCTTTAATGAACTCAACCTCGTACTGCTTATGCAGGTCCATGTTATACTCTTTTCCCATATTTATCCAACTTTATGTTTAACCACCAACTGAAGGAGAAATAGCCTCCATTACTGTAGCAAATGAATCACTCACAAATGCAGTCTTATACTGTGCCTTTACATAAGCCATCAATCGTTTTTCACCGATCATGGTCACAAGGTTCTTCGTGAAGTCGTCGTTCTCCCAACCGAAAGTAATAGTTAGCTGAACCAGGTCGCGAATATTCAGGTAATTGAAGTCACCGATACGGAACTTACCCTGCTCGATAGCAGTAGACGTTTCCACCGAAAGTCCTCTGATCAGTTCATCACCAACACGGAACGGCCGCAGATATTGTCCGTTTGCATCCTTCTCAAGCTGCATCATAGCATAATCGATCGGATTCATCAAAACAAGGTTAGGACGATAATTCATCTTGCTTGTAGAAAGAATCTGTGTATATGCCGCTACAATGGCATCATACATATTAGGGGACTTAGCTACTTTGAATCCGGTAAGTGAGAATGAAGGAAGATCCTTAAATACACCTGTAATCTGTCCGTCCGCTCCGGTACCCGAAATAATGCCTTCCTCTTCTGTAATGCCGATACGGTTAATGATTTCCGCTCTGATTTCGGCTACCAACTGAGGTAAATCAGTCAATGTTTCCTCTGTCAGCTTTACAGTCAACGCAACCTTACCGGCAGTAATGCTCTTCTCTGAAAGCGTTGCATCCATATTAGGTTTCAGACCGCCTTCAGGTACCCATTTGGCATCACCTTCTCCCGGCTTGAACTCAGCATAAGTCAACGAACGCGTACTGATGCTTGCTACGTTTGCGTATCTTCGAATCACTGTTTCCGCTTTCGGATCTACAGAAAGAGTTGTATCTACCGTATTGTTATAATGCGGTGCAATGCCTGTACTGGTTACTGTAGAAACAGCTTTGCTGTCCAACACCAGATTAATACTCTTCTTATAGCCGGCAGATGCTTTACACGCCCCTTTCAAGTCAACTACCTTGGCACCTTTCTCAACCGTGATAAAGTCCTTCAGTTGTTCCTCAATCTGTTTATCGATGCTCTTAAGAGCAATCTCACCGTTCCCGGCCTTTTCCGTAGCGGCCTTGATCCGGATAAGGCTTTCCTCGATACTGTTGATGGTTTCATCAAACGTTTTCTTGTCAACCGCACTTTCGCTATTCTCTTTCTTGAAATCGCTGATCGATTTTACCGCTTCAGTAATAGATGTACGCAGATCCTCAATCTTAAGTTCATCGTTAAGGTAAGACTTGATCTTCTCTCCTATCTCCTTATCGATAGAATCAGCCAAGGCGCTGTCCATCTTCTCCCATACTTTTTTGTCATCCTCAGACATTCCCTTTGTGTCAATAAGGTCCAAAAATCCTAATTTCATAAGCAATCCTGTTTTAGTTTTAATTTATTAAACATGGACTTCTTACCATGTACGTCGGCTTCCTTTGCAGGCGGATTGCTTTCCGGCCTTGCAGAAGCAAGTGACATAGCTTTAGCAATGATCCTTTGTAACTCTTGTTGTTTTATGACGTTAAGCCCTTTACATAAGACGTCGATGTCAGATACCAATTCACAATATCGGTCTTGGTAATCCTCTTCTGACTTTAATCCCAGATACTCCGTTTCACCATTAGCACCGATTGAGACAACAGAGATTTCATAAAGGACAACCTCTTTTACGATCAGGCAATCTCTTTCTTCATCCCACTCGCATTTCTCCCAAACGTATCTATAACCAATAGAGAATTGGTTCAGTGTTCCGGATTCAAGCTGTATCAAAGCCTGGTTGCCTCGTTCTACATCATCAATTACGGCTTCAAAATACAACCCCTTTTCATCCTCACGCAAAGCCGTCAACCGACCGATGGGTTCACTCATATCATGCATCCACAGGAAGATAATCTTGTCATTGGCCGCACTTTCCGGTCCCCTGTCCTGGATACTTTTTGAGAAGCATCCTTTTATAAGCATATCTCCGCTCTTGTCTATGTTGCCAAATATGGCAGCATATCCTGAGATCTTACGGCTTCCGCTGTCAATGGACAGATCCTTTGTCTCAAACGAAAAGGATTTAGTCTGCTTCCCGATTCTACCTTTATATTTATTCTTCGTTTCCATAATCTCCCTTAGGTTTTTCAGGATCAATATCTATATATTCGGCTAATACGCTTCTTCCCTCGTCTCCGGTAATAAGACCAGCCTGTTTCCCCTTAATCATGGAGTCCATCACCCGTTGCAGAACCTCCGATGATTTACTCTTATCCGCCTGCAAACATTCTACGTGTGAGAAGTCAATCTTCATAATAGTGCCTTCCGGGCAAACATTTTCCGTAAAAGCCTCCGCTATTATCTCTGCATTAGGTATAATCAAGTCCTGGTAACCGGCTCGTTTAGCCGACTCCTGGTTCTCAAACTTACTTTCATTAAAAAGGCTCGGATTAAGGCCAATCGCATTGGCTATCTTTTCAGTACATCTCTTATCCTCTTCATGAAGTTTCAACTGCTCCGAATTATAATTCAATGGAATCCATCCCAATTTTGCCCGGGAAACTGCAATTTGAAATTGCTCTTTCATCAAGCCGTATTTCCGCTTAAACCTATCCAGAAGTGATTCCTGTTCCGTTGAGTTCATTACCGCGTTGCCGGCCTCACTATTATCATTATTATAGATAATACCTTTAGGTCCTCCATTCGTGATCAGGGAATTGCTTGCCTGCATAGAGGCCATCCAGTTCGATACAGGAATAGACAAACTGTCTACAGCCGTTCCAAATGTGATTTCATCACCTTCATTGCAAGGGATATGGATATCACTGTCATAAATGATAAAGTATTCCTCTTTATTAAGAACCTTTTTCTCACTTCCGCACTCAACATACGCCTCCTTGATTATTCCATCCGAATCTACCTGGTCAAGAGATTTACCCGTTCCGGTCAGATGGAAGTGCATGGGATGAATGATCCACATCGTACGAGGAATGCCTTTCTTAAAAATACGGTTGGTATATATAGGGCAGTATCCATATGTCCGGAGGACCATTTCTATTTGCGAAAAGAAAGCAATGGAATTTTGTAGAGGATTGGGTTTCTTAAACAAAACGTTCAGTTTGGGATCAGTAACGTCATTACCCTCAGGGTCCGTAAGGTAAACTCTCCCGTTAGCAAACATGGCTCCTACCTTCCTGATAACGGTAGCGAACGGAGTACAATACAACAAGGCCTTTTCTTTATCCATGGCTTGGGACATGTTAAAGTCCGTCTTCCAGATGGCACCTTTCGAATCAAAAAGATTGGTAAGATAGAATGTATCATTACCTCTCTTCTCAACCACATTAACCTTATCGGTCATATTCATTGCCTTTTTTGAAAACCAGCTACCCATATATGCAAAAAGAGTGGATACACCCAAAGGCGTACCCACTCCCGTTTTATGTATTTTCGTTCTTTTATTAGTTACGGTAGCATATACCTTTATATGCCGTGGATACTCTCCACTGCAAATATAGATAATATTATTGATTATTTACCTAAATCATTCCTTTTTTATCTATAGAAATTACTATTTTTATTTCATTTAACAGATTGGTTTATAATAGAATTAAGTAAGTAAACGAACAAAAACAAGAGTATTATGAACAAATTAAATGTAACTGTTACTTACTGAGATACTGACTAAAAACAAAAAAAGGCCGGGACTGCTCCCGGCCAAATAAACTTTCTATATAATAAATCAAATTAATTAAAATTCATATTGCTTAGATACCTTATATTCTTTTCCTGCATAATTAAATGTCCAAACAAATATAGGCAAATAAACATATCTCATTTGACCGCCTAAATTTGTTGTTTGTCCGGCTGCTAAAGCGCCCAATTTTGATGCATCATCTGTATATAATACAATATTTTCACTCAATCCATCTTTTACTTCCAATTTAGTAAGGACTATATCTTTAGAACTTGCATTGGTTATGTAACAATACACAGATCCTGTAACGTATCCGTTAATAATAACACCACCACCACTTATATTCAATTTTATAAAGTCTGTAATTTCAGCAGATGTCACTTCGCAAGTAGCGGTATGACCGCCATCTTCTGTCGTTATTGTAATTGTAGATGTGCCTTTTTGTAATGCTGTAACTTTCCCGCTATTATCTACAGAAACAACATTAGGTGCAGAACTACTAAATTTTACATTTTTATTCTCCGCATTTTCAGGTAAAATAGAATATGCCAATGTATAGCTTTCTCCATTCAGAATCTTAACTGAAGATTCTGTAAACTGGACTCCTTTTACTGAAGAAGGCAAAACATTCACAGTACACTGCGCTTTAAAATTCCCATCATTAGTAGTGGCAATTATGTTACATGTACCTTTTGCCAATGCAGTCACCAATCCGTCTTCTACCTTTGCAATATTAGGATCGCTGGAAGACCATTTGATACTTTTGTCCTTTGCATTTTCAGGAGATACAGTAGCTGTCAGAGTAAATGACTCGCCGGCTTCAATAGATTTAGTTGTTTCATTCAATGTAACTCCTGTAACCTTAATAGGATTCACTTTAACAACACATTTGGCGGAGGTATCACTTCCTTTGACTTTGACTGTAATAGTACATTCACCATCGGAAACGGCTGTAACCTCGCCATCTGCATTAACTGTTGCTATAGTTTTATCCGAAGACTCCCACTCCACTTCTTTGTTGGTAGTATTTTCAGGTTCTATCGTATACTCCAAACGGAATGATTCACCGGTAGTCATCGTCTTCTCATTCTCAGATAGTTTGATACCAGTTGCTTCAATTGGAGTTACAGTAATCTTACATATATCTTTTAACCCTAAATTAAAGGAAGATACTGATATAGTTGCTTCTCCAACGGTTTTTCCATAAACAACTCCATTTTCTACAGTTGCAATTGTTTCATCAGAAGAATTCCATTCATATTCGGGAGCGGGTAAATCTGCTGGCGAATGGCTGACAGTGAGAGTTATTTTCTCACCAACCTTTACTGAAGCTTCACTTTTAGAAATTTCGATAGATTGTACAACAGGTTTGTCATCATCACCGCAAGAAGCTAATGACAGAATAGAAACAATAGATAGTAACAATAAAATAGTTCGTTTCATGAATATAACATTTTAATATTAAAAAATATTGTGCAAAATAATTAAATAGATACTTACTGACCAAATTTTATCCGAATTATTTTTTGTATTCAACTAAAATATCTATATTTGCAGTGCTACAGAACATTATTTATTATGCCCAAGGCATTTTTTATGCCCTAAAAGCATCTATATTAAAAATATATAGAGAAGTTGTATCCGTGTATCATAGCCTTTGGCGAATGATGTTCTGTAGCAAGAATGGATATGACTTCTCTTTTTTATTAATAACAAATAATTTCATTACATGCTACAGAACAATGAAATCTATTTGAACGGGAACAATAGTACCGTACAAACTGCGTTCGCTCACGAAACGAGCAAGACTTTCTCCTACAACGGGAACGATATCCTTTTTGACACCAAAAATGATGTTATGGTTAATGCTACACAGCTTGCAAAAATCTATGGGAAGCGTCCTAATGATTATTTATCTTTACCCGCTACAAATCAACTAATTAACGCCATTACAAGAAAATATGGTATTGCTGAAAGTCAACTAATTAGAACCGAGAGAGGCGGCACTGCTCCAGGAACTTGGATGCACAGGTTAATAGTAGTTGATTTTTGCCAATGGTTGGACATTGATTTAAAATTATGGTGTACCGAAAAACTTGATGAATTAATGAGATACGGCATGACCGCCACACAGCCCACTCTTGAACAGATGATCGACAATCCCGATCTGGTTATTCATCTCGCCACACAACTAAAACGAGAACGTGAAGAGAGAGCCAAGCTCGAAGCCCAAACCGAGCAGCAGCAAGCCACCATCAAGATTCAGACAGAGGAAATTAAGCAAGTAGCCCCGAAAAATAGATTTTCGTTTGGTAATTTACGGAATTGTTGTATCTTTGCAGTGCTTACAGTTCGGCAAACTTTATTGCTTCGCAGAGCAGCGGTTAATTGCTCAATGGTTATTGGGCATTTTTTATGCTCAATATTTAAGGATATTAGGCGGTTGTCTATACGTAGTCATTGTTTTGTTCTCCGGAGCAAAGTATGTTGGACTGTAAGCAGCGTATATGGCAACCGCTTTTCCGTTGCCTATAATGACTTAAATGCTTACAGTCATGGAAAATAATTTAATCTTATCCAAAGAGAGCAGCGAAAGCGAAATCAAGCGTTATTTCAACGCAATTCTCGAATTGTCTAAATCAGATAACGAGTTTCCAATCAATCTTGATGAAGTTTGGATGTTGGTTTATCCAAGAAAAGATCATGCTGTTAGAGAATTGGTAGATAGTAGCCAGTTTATTGAAGGTGTTGATTATCAAGTTTTCCTCAAAAATGGGGAAAACCCTAAAGGTGGCAGACCGACAAATGAGTACAAGCTTACCGTTTCTTGCATGGAGTTCTTCATCGTTCGCAAAGTAAGACCAGTATTTGAGGTTTATCGCCAAGTGTTCCACAAAGTCGCAAAGCATGAATTATCCCGCAAAGAACTTGCTTTAATGGTACTTCAATCGGAAGAAGAGAAAGAACGTTTGGCTTTAGAAGTCCAACAAAAGCAAATCACTATCGAATTACAAGAGAAGGAAATCAAGCAAGCAGCCCCGAAAGTCAGCTACTACGATAACCATTTGCAATCGGTCAACACGCTTACCTCCACACAGGTGGCTAAGCAAATCGGAATGGATGCGGAGAAGCTTCACAGGAAAATGAAAGAAATTGGTATCCTTTACAAACAGTCCGGTCAATGGTTACTATATTCTCCTTTCTCTACTTGGGGACTTCATGCTACAAGGACGCAAACATATACCCGTAACGACGGCTCCATAGGAACCAGCGTTTACACAGTATGGACTACTAAGGGTATACGTTTCATCCATGCCTTGAACGAATGTGGATGGAACGTCAAGAAAGCAATTAAGCAGATTAAAGGAGAATTCGAACCCGCTGCATAATAATTAACCACATATTATTTCTGTTTTGCTCACCTTGTTTATAAGGTGGGCAGACCTCTAACACCTTAGAATTATGATAGAGATTATATTAATATTGGTTTGTCTGTACACAGGTTACAGGCTCACACGGAAGAAAGGAGAATCATTCTTCTACAACGATTGATTATATATAACGCTTCGACTACCAATCAGGCGAACATCCTGTTAGGGGATGAACACCCCGGGAGTAATACGGCTCTCGGGATCTCGACGAAGAAAACGAAATTAATCTAAATGAAATTCTAAATAAAAAGTAAAACTATGATCGCAAATAATATAAACTACGATTGCATTAAGCAATTTTTCACAGAAACTATCACTCCCGATCAGTTGATAGAACAGTTAACAGATCTACTTATAGATTATGCCGAAAATTGTCAAGGAGTAGGCGAACGTACATTTGTGAATAATGTCAGTACAATATCGTTATTGATATACCTTCTTCGTGATATACAGAAATAAAATCTAATTTTATAAGTAGCTAATATATGGAAACTTCAAAATATACCAATATGGACATGGTATTGCTGAGCCGTGTCGTATCACTTACCGACGATATCCTTAGAATGCACAAGGAACTCAATGAACTCAAACTGATCCTAAATGAACGGACAAAGCAAGCTGAAGCAAAAAGCAGACGCAATGTGTTCATGAAAATAGAGAAAAAAGGACGGTAGATATGGTGAAGGGAGAGCAATACAGACTCTCCCTTTATTTGTTTAATCTTAAAAATAGAACAAAATTTCAGTGAATTGTCAGAAAAATCACGGAGGTTATAATTTTACTACATGAAAAATAGAACAAAAAGGCAGCTCACTCGGCTGCCTTATCCATTTCTTCAACTATTTCCCTAAACCTGTAAAACTGATCAATACATGGGTAGTATGTCGTGTTCTCCCATTGGGCCCCAATCATCATTGTCATAGACTCAATATAGAATTTGCAATCTACGATCTTGGAGGCCTTATCCAATTGGAGTTCATTCGGGTATTTTCCAGAAACAAGCAATTGCTTTCCCCAGTTGATCAATTCTGTAATGTTTGAAAGGCTATATTTCTCTTCCATCTACTCTTTTACCTCTTTTATATTCTGAGCAAGTTCTTTGCCTAAATCTGTCAGATTTAAAGTCGGAAGTAATACGGTACCACATCCGGATAAGGATGTCAACATTGAAATATACCCTCGTATATAAGGAAATATAATTGCAGGAGCATTCATAGTAAAAAATGCTCCTAATCTTTCCATAGGAATACTCTCTCTAAATAGAAAATAAGCATCTATTATTAACTTTGCGTGAAAAAGTCCTTCTTTATCTTTAACCTCCAGCTCTATCGTTAAAGTAAATTTGTCTTTCCTCTTTATTCCGCTAGGATTAATACTGATAGATAAGGTATTATCTTTGCCTATTTCGCCTTTTATTTTTAATGAAGACTCTTTTATTAGATAATTGTCTAATCTAAAATCTGATTTATAAACTTCTTCCATATTCTATGCTGCTAAAACGTAACTCCCTTCTTGTACCCAGCAATCTAAAGGTATATTAAACACTTCCTTCTTATTATCTTCGTATCGTACAGGATTATCATATCCTACTTCTAAAATAGGATTGGTTACTTTGGTTAAGGATTCTTCAGAAACGAACATTATCATGTTGTCTAGATAAATACGCTCAAATTCTTCTATAAAGTCATATTCCATTTCCGCATATTCATGATTATTCTTATAATCTTCTATTGGTAATGTTTCTACAACATACATAGAAGACAATCCTTTATACTCACATCTAAATTTCATCATAGGAAACTTAGAGTTTATTTCTATTAAGAAATTGCGAATAAAATCTAAAGCATCCATTTTTATTGTTTTTTTATATTATTGGTAATTGTCTTTCTTATTTCTTTAGCTATGCGTATAGCATCAATACATTGGTCTCGATTAACATCTTCATGGGAATAGTCGGATGTTATCCTCCAATTTTTCAGGTCTTTAATCTGTGAATCAAATACTCTTGCAACCTCCTTATTAATTGATTCCTTTAGTTTTTGTCTAATAATAGTAATTATATATCTATGTGAATCTCCATGATATGTACTACTTGTATCTGTAGCTTGTTTCTCATAATCAATATCCAACTTATTTTTTATATAATACTTCATTAGTTGTAAGCAACTATAATATGCAGGATGACATACAGAACAATACATGTTTTTTTCTAACATAAATTCTGCTGCACTAATGTTTAAGTCGGATTTATCTTTCAATTTATCCATTAATCAAATTAAAATAGCTCAAAAAATTAATAGAATGATCCGCCTGAAATCTCAACTAATAGATTATAGTTTCTTTCCATCTCTTCCATTTCTTTTTCTCTTAGCTGTTTTTCTTCAGGCGTGAGTGTCTTTATGAAAGATCGTAAAAGGTCCAACCTAAATCTTTTAGCATCTTCCCCCTCTAAAGTTGGAGTATTTTGTATTGGACGTGCCATTATATATTTTTTTAGGTTATGTTTTTATGCGTTTCGATGGTGCAAATATAGTAAATCAGTCAGTATCTCACACTAAATCACCACTAAATTTACCATCAAAACGAGATTTTTAACCAATACCAACATGACTATCAGCTAAATCACATCTATTATCATATAAAACAGAACTAATAAGAGGAAGGTTCACACAAGAAGTGCCGGCGCGTTTCTTACGCGAACCGGCTCCAAAAGTGTGTGAAGGGACATATCCTATTTATACGCTTTCTGGGAGTTGAGAGCGGACCGGCACATTAAACAATCACCGTTTATTCCTAATTGTTCTTGCCACAACCGAAGCCAATGCACTCAAGCAATTAACTCCTTCGTAGTTCTCTTTACCATTATAATCCATAACTGAATCCATAAAAGACAGGTATTCCGGATAATCATCATAATCACTTCGAAACTTAAATCTTTCTTTTATAAACTCTTCATTTGCAGATATTCTCTGATCCATATTTGCGTATAGGCTCGTTGCTCTTACATTATTTAGCCATTCCCGTACATCCCTTACAAACTGGAAATACGACTTATGACTCTCAAACACCGTACTTACAGGCTTCCATTTCCTAAGCATTTCTTCCATTAATTCCGCGTCAAATCCATCCCTAAATACAATTCCATCAATATAAACCATATCCGCGCATATCGCATGTAACATCATAAATTTGCCGTTACAATCCGGCATGATATAAACCATAGAATCTCCATCTATAGTCACTGCTGCATTATAATACTTCATATCCTCTTTTTTATGTACATTTCTTTTTCTTGCCATAGAATATACAAGGAATTGGTCCCTAAATATATCTGTGCAGACATAACGGAAGCAGTCGGTTAAATGCCCAAACTCTTCATAGCTTTGCTTCGTTACCTTATCTTTTATCCTGGCCTTTAATATACCTCCATTAGTGTCCTTTTTTACATTCTCGTAATCTTGTATAGACTTCTTACATGATTCATCAATAGACACAGATATTCCCTGAAAACCTTCCAATAAAGCATTCACAAACTCTCCCGACATAGCGACAGGAGGATTCTTTTTAGGAACCATATCAACCACCCGAAAAGTTTCCTCCAACACATCTATAAATTTATCCAGAAAAGATCTCTTTTCATCATCGATGGTATTTCCGCTTCTGGTACTCGCATCTCCATGCAAATATACCACATCGTCGTATTCGATTCCTTCCAGCCATGTACGTGTCAACTCAGCTGCTTTAGTTACCGTATTAAACGGATCCTCAGCACAGATTTCATGAACTTGCCTTAATTCCAATTCTTCATGTTGCCATATTGATACGCTGATATATGGGAGAACGTTATTATCAACAGAGATATGCAAAGGAATTCCTTTTGTTACAGGACAAATCTTCTTATGCTTACCTGAATCAAATGCGTGCAAAAACTCTCCACCTGTCTTTATTTTACCCCATTCCCCAAGCGCATATATACGATAGTAATTATAATCTCTTGTCCTGTCCTTATCAAAGTCAGCAACCGCCTGCCGGTCATAAAATCCATATTTTCCATCCGGACTGCCAACTACCCAGAAGTTATTAAGGTAAGTTGACTGCATAATGACTGTATCTGGGGCATGTACCTCCTCTATTCCGGTTCTTGGATTCCTTAGAAGTCTTTCAGTATTCTTCCATTTTCTCGTAATCATTGAGAACTCTTTGGGGAGTACTTTCTTGGTTTCATTATCTTTCAAAACACCATATAAGTCATTTGATATTTCTACCAACTTCTCCCTGTCAAACACATTCTTTTTAATCCAACACTCCTCCTCTATTGGATTAAACATTGAAATAATCTTCTGCCCTTTCCTTCCTCTAAGACGTTTCTTGATCTGTTTGAAATCCTCCTCTTTAAACTCTGACAACTCTTCACAAACAACATACTTATAGCTTTCCAGACCTTTAATCTTCTCAGAGTCATCCAATCCTTTAAATGTAATATAAGAACCATTAAAACAAACTACTTTATTCTCTTTAAAAGCGAATAATCTATGTAACCCCAATACCCTGACTGCCTCCTGGAAGGTTTTATAAATACTATCAGCAATAGAAGCACCCACTTTCCTGAACACAAGAGTATTATTACCCCCCGAAAGGCATTCTATCAATATAGCCTGAGCTACAGAAAATGATTTCGCCGATGAAGAACCACCATACAGGAATATAAACCTCAGATCATCATCTTTCATAGCCTCCCTGAGATGATGAAAGTTTGGGTTAAACTTCCGAAAACTAATAGACACCTTTTCCATTAATCCCCCGTTCCTGTATCTATATCAAGTAACATTTGATTGATATTTACTTGGGTGGGTTCATCATAACCAAGCATCTTGCAAATCCGGGATATACTCCAACTCTTACCATTAAGCTTCAGCTCAATGCCCTCCCTGGTAACTTTTACACTCTCCACCGCATGAGCCATTTCATCACTCCATTCCGAAGAATTTTTGAATTTTACCATACCATTTTCTATACTTAGAAAATCACGAATATCCGCAAATGCGATACATCGCAGTTCCTCTAATACGCGATCCTTGGTAATATCCGATTTCTTCTTTAATTCTTCTTGAAGCTCTTGTATGCGCGGACCAACTTTTGACAGCAATTTGGAAGATACCTCCCATATCGTTTTATCACTGCATCCCTTACATTTATACACTTTCCTGTACGCTTCCGAAGCATTTCCTGTTTCAAGATAAAGATGGCAAAACTGCTCTTGTTTAGGTCTTAGTTTCATGTCTTTTCGTTAGTCTGGGTTATGTATAACATAATACACATTACAAATATAATTATTTTTCTCCTAATAAAAACCTGATTAATAGATAATCTGTAGTTTATGGTACCATTTATCCGCATGTGGAAACCAGCCTATCATAAACGATATCTGGCATATAGTTATTTTATATATCTTTCCTTTCATCGTTATTCCTCCTTTTCTAATTGCTTCACAATCTTGAAATAATCCTCCTCACTCAAAACCTTTTCTGCTGCATCAAGAACAGTATTATATCCGTTACAATAACCCAGGTCTGCAACTTCACTTATTATGAGTTTATTAAAATGGTCTTGTTGCAATTTCAATAGCCTTTTCATGCAAAGGGATTTATTATGATCTCTATTCATTTTTCTTCCTTTTATTTAAAATGATTAATAAGTTCTTCTACCGTAGCCTTACGCCAATGTGATAATTGCTGTCCATACGTAACATCCGGACAGGTATTTAAATCCCAATCTCCGACTTTCCATTCTTTATCAGGGGATTCTATGTAATCCTCAGTACAAATAAACCACTGCATGTAGTTACTATCATCCCTTAATGCAGCTATAGCCAGGAAAAGTTCCTCATTGGTTCCGCAATCACTCCTTCCTTTCTTGGTGACAGCATCTACATTATATATCACCCCATAGAGATTCCCATAAGACGTAATGATAGCTCTCCCTTCTTCGATATTTTTATGACTTCCCTTACCGTCATAATTATGTGCATCTAAAGTCGTATCACCGGAATTAAGTAGGTTATATCCCAGCTCTTCCAATTTTTTACGAAGTTCTTCTGTATTTTTTCTAATAAAACATGACGTTGTAAATCCCATAGTTAGTCCTCCTTTCAGTTACATAATTAATCAACCAATTCAAACTCATATACCCATACGTAGGGATTAGACTCCCATATACCTTTACTGGATACTTTGTCTATGAGGAAATGATATGCGTCTTTTGCGCTGTCAGTAGTATATGCCCAGGTATGTTTACACCAAGAAACATAGTATCTCGGTATCCCATCCGCATCAAACTTTTGTACGACACCCTCTTCCAAACAATCTTTATCGCTAATATCTTGTAAGCGTTCAAACTTTATTTTGGTTATTTTGATATGATGTAGCATTAAGTTAGCTTTCACAAACATCTTATTATCCCATCCAGCAGTGTTTTTTAAACTCTCTCTTAATTCGAACCATTTAATTATTTCTTTAAACGGGATATTATACTCTGTCGCAAGTTGACCATCCGCTGAGTAATGTCTTTTATAAGCTATTTCATAAAATTCATTGATTGATTTATAGTTTTGTGCAATGGCAACAACTTCGCCAACATCGTAAGGAGGCTTTACTTCATATCCATGAATACTCTCGAACCCGCTTTTATAAAAGACACTATGGCGTATCTGCGTCTGTTCTTTCGAAATTCTCCTCGTCTGGCTTTTTCTGCCATTCAGTACGGCTCGGGTTAAGCCGTATTCATCATTAAACATTATCTTTTTCATAATTCCTCCTTGATTAACTCTGGATTATCGTAGATATTTCCTTTTAGTTCATATTCATATAAAACAGTTCCGTGCGCATGACCATCATTCCAATCCGAAGAATATACAAAACTGGATACAATGTAACCTTTATAAGTCTTATGTTTTATACCAAAAACTCCATTATCAAAGCCCACTTCACCTATAAAACCAAAACCGTATCCATTTGTAACTATTTGTTCAACAATGTCACCTTCATAGATCCCCTTGCCGTTTTTGTCGAATAAACCAGTAAATTGCCCGATGGTCTCTGGGGAAACAACAGAGATTTCATCATGAAGCAGCTCAACGGAAACATGCTTGCCGGTAGTAATATCACAATCTTTTTGAGAGCCATGATAGATAATGCATCCTCCAGCAATATGAAGCAAATCTCCATATACCCATTTATTGCCATTAACCGGTTTCCCTCTGAATTTTATTGCATGATTCATCTTATTTCTCCTTCTTTAATTCTTCACAATGCAAATTGTAAGCATAGGCAAACATCTTCAAAGTAACAGGCTCAAAAGCAAAGTCCGCTTGTTTGCCATCTACTACAACAGAAACACATAAATCCCCATCACAGAAATCAATATATGCCACAGCATCGTCATTTCCTTTGATGGCAAAGGTTTGTGTCTGTACACTATCCATTATTAGTCTCCTTTCTCTTTAATCCGTTCTAGTACATCTTTGTTGGCTTCGATAATTTCATCGAAAGAAGGGTATTCCTCTTTACTAACATAGTAAAATGTTAGACATCTACTAACCATAGGAGAATGCCTTTTTAACGCATTAAAAATAGATGTAGCGGGAATATTCATTTTAGTTGAAGCTTCTTTGATCGAATTAAAGAAGTATGCTGTTTCTCCGTATATACAACAAACAGCCCTTCTATAACTATCAGTTGCGTGCCCATAAGAGTTATTGTAAGACCTTGTACACCATTCTAAGTTGTGAACGCTATTATTTAAAGGGTTCTCGTCTTTATGGTTTACCATTTCCAAGTTTAATGGGTTTGGTATAAATGCTTTTGCTACAAGTCTATGAATAAACATAAGTTTCGATTTTCCATCTACGCTAATTGTCACCTGTACATATCCATGAGAATCAATAGAACCCTTCATTATTCTTGGGTATGCCCGTTTGCCAAATCTGCTAAAAATACTTCTAACACGCCCAAGGTTACTAACTTGATATCCAAATACTCCTTCTACATCTTTCCATATCTCTTTCATAGCTATTCTTTTGATAGTTTGTAATTATTGTCAAAATAAGGAATATAGCACCAATGAGTGACGTCCCAAGCTCTAATTGTTTCATAGGAGTAATTGTCATTCCAGAAATATATATTACTATCTTCTTCTATATCATAACATGCAAGCCTAACAACACCGTCTTTAAGTCTTATTAATACAGGATCTCCTTCTTCCGGCAACCGTTCTTTCACGCTTATCCACGGTGATTTCTTAGTACCATTCACAAAACCTTTCGCATATACTTGTCGAAGATAAACTTCAATCACATGCGGTTGGTTTATCCGGTTAGCCAATTGATTTATTATATCTTTCAACTTCATTTCTCTTTATTTTTTATTGGAATCAAGCCCAATATTTCCCGAAACGATTACATTTTATTATTTCATCTAATTTCAATTGTTTCCGACGGAACTTATTTATAGCCCGTTTCTCAAACTTTTTTTTTAGAACTGCAATGCTTCTTATCCATTCGACATTGGTAACAATGACATATCCCAATGCCTGTATATGACTCCTTCATGTCTTATCAGTTATGATTGTTATTCTTCTTTCAGTATACTATCAATCAAATCATCTATTTCTTGATCGGATAGAAATTGCTTACCTGCGTCCTTCTGTTTCTGAAGCTCAACTTTAAGCCTATTCTCTATCCTTTTCAACGCAGTACAAGTGTTCTTATCCGGATAATACCAGTCTATCGAACTGCATACAATTAGCTTTATATGATCTAATTCCGGACTATCCGGGCAATGTTTATTGAGAAAATCTAAATCCTCTTTGATTAGCTTCTCGTATGCGCTTTTATCAATCGTTATACTCATATCTGTATTATTCGTTAATTTTCAAATTGGTAATTCTCGTCCATATATAGAACTGCCATAACCTTTGTCTTATGCAATCTTTAATTTCAGCCTTCAAAGCTGGTTTCCGTATTTTATCACTATCTATTAAACCTATATCAAGGTCAAAGGATATATGTAATTTCTTTTGTTTCATATCTATTCTGTATTGAATATAATTGCGTTATTTTTTATGGCATTGAACGCAGAGTGCTCCTTCAGGAAAGTTGTAAAACCCTTCTCTGTCTCCAAACACTTTGCCACACTTTGAGCACCTTTTCCTTGTATCTAATTCTGGGTCAAGGGCTTGTTCTAATGTCAATGCCCCTTTATTGGGAACTCCATAAACGTAAATATCGCCCTCCAAGTCATTAGATGCAATGTATTCTTGTGCTGCTTGAAGTGCATCTTTCCAAGAATTGAAACACTCGGTTAATTCTCCTGCTTCGTATGAATAAAACCTATCACCGTTAGAATCTATCTCCTTTTGCGTGATGGGTCTTTTTAATTTATCCCTACGGAAGTCATCGCAGCTATCGTAGTATTCAACTGATACATAATAATGAATGGCTTCTATACACCTTCCGCAGAACGTTGTAAGTTCAACTATTATCTTTTTACTCATTTTTGTTATGTTTTACGCTTTATTTAATTGATCTCTCAAATCCGCCATTGCCAAGAAAGGAGTATTCCCAAACCCAGCAATTCCCACCTGCAAATTTTCTCCATATAATGCACACCATTGGTTGCCATCTTTAACCGGAACTATTTGCAATTCCTTCATCAAACGCAGTACTAACAATTCATATTCGTTTTCCTGTGCCCGTCTATCTGCTATATCAGCGTAATGCGTTAGAGTAGATAGATACTGATACTGTTTTTCTTCACTTAATGCTTCAATCATATTTCGCTCCTTTCTAATCTGTTATGATGGTTATTTATTCTCAAAAACATGTGCAAATACACACTTTTCATCAGACAGTTCCAAGCCGAGTTGCGATGGGTACCGTTTGATATAATTATAGAACTCAAACATCTTCTTGTCATCATCACCGCAGCGATCTACCAATAGCCGGATGAAGGCAAGAAGACAATCCGAGTCATTTCCAAAATTTTCCTGGGTGGATAATTGCGTTTTGTCAACGTCAAGTTTTAATTTATGGATAGCGGAAATCGCAGTGTTGAAGTTGCGTTTTGCATCATGGCGCAATTCATAGCCTTGTTTTCCCATTTCACTTCTCAAATCGTAGAGAAGCGTTTCTACGACATCGGTCAACACATAGGTTAGGTTGAGCGTCGTATTAAGATTTGTTGTTCCTACTAACATGATTTTATTTATTTATAACCACGGCCATTGTACTTATACCTGTTCCGCTCTCTTTAAACTCACCTGCACCAATTTCAAATACTTGCCCGTGTACTTCATCAATCCATTGGCGGAAGGCAGCACACTTCTTTTCAGAAGCAAATTTCCAATGTGGACTGGTAATGGCCGCAAGCGTGCCACCTTCTTCGAGCCGTTCATACATAAGCCTTACATGATCTATGTCCTGATTATTTGCAAATGGAGGATTGGCGATTATCTTGCTATAGCTGCCCACGCTATCTTTCGAAAAATCTTCTCCAAGTAGTATTACATTGCCCAGCGAATGCAGAAACTCCCTGTTTTCAGGCATCAGTTCATAACATTCAACCATAACGGAAGGACATGCCCGATGAACAGCTTTGATAAGCGCACCACGTCCGGCGCTCGGCTCTAACACCGTGTCATCTTCATGTATCCCTCCGGCAAGCATTATCAGCCAGTCTGCAACACTATCCGGAGTTTCAAAGAACTGATATTCCTGTTGAAGATTACAGCGCTTCCCATCTTTGAGAATAGAGAAGACGCGCTCGGCATTGAACGGGAATGTAAAGCCCTGTACTTTCCCACCTTGCCAGGAACCGCCCGCTTCCTCTATCCATTTTTTGGCTTCGGCATAAGATTTCTTATTGAATTGCACTTGTGGAAGCTTGAGGATGTTATTCTCAAGCGTGCAATGCTTCAATATCTCTTCCACACTCCATTTCTTACCTTCATCAGATTGTTCCCTTTTTTTATCCATGGGAGCATCAGGGGCGAGCAATGATGATACCTTTGATATGACCTTATTACTCGCGTCCATAAATGCGTTGACGCAGGTAAGCATTTCCATCAGGAAATCGTTATCTACGTGGTCCGTTTCGTCCATAACGGTCAATCCGTCCATCATGTCTTCCAGCCTGTTCAACTGCTCAATGCTACCACGTAACGTTTTTATTAAAGTCTCTTTTTTGTTCGTCATAACTTTTTTGTAAATAGATTCTTGTTGTGTCTACGCTGCCATGACCTAAAAGATCAGCCAGCTGAATCACATCCTTATTCTTTTTCAGAAACATCTTCGCGAAGAAGTGCCGGAAAGCGTGTGGGTGCATCTTCTTCTTGTCAATGCCGCAACAACTGCCCCAATCCTTCATACCCTGAGCCAGTCCACGTTGTGTCATGGGGCCAAACCTGCCCACGGCAAAAAGCCCGGTCTTACCGTATTCTTTCGCATAAGCCTTCACTTCTTGCTGTAGCTGTTTTTGAAAGAAAAAGCGACGATACTTGTTACCCTTTCCTTTTAATGTCACTTCCCCGGATATAATGTCTTCCCACGTGAATTGTTGAAACTCCGACAGACGGGCACCGGTTGTACCTAAAACCTTGATAAAATAGTAATAGTCTTTGTTGGATTTAGTCTTCAAGTATTCCAGTAAACGGTTATATTCGTCCTCCGTAGGAACATTGTTAGTGTCCAGCTTACGCTTCATCTTGGGACGCTTGAGCTCTATAGGTTTCTTCATCCATTTGGAAAATCTTTCGATGGCCGTAATCCGTAACCGGATAGTAGCGGGAGCGAATTCTTCCTCCTCAAGCATCTTTATGAATCTCTTGCAATTATCCATATTGACCTCATTCGCATATTCGAAGTATTTCTTCATAGAGGTATGGTATAAATCAACCGTATGCGGGGAATAATCATTATTATCAGTCAGCCATACTATAAAATCATTCAACATCTTCTTATTCTTCTCTGAAATGGCGTCAAGTTTCTCCAATGGCTTTACCGTCTTTTCCCTGCGGTCATATCCGATTTTAAGATAAGACAACAAATCGCAAATGGCCGAACACATTAATGGATAACGAGCCATGACATCAGCGTTTTTACGCTTATAACTCAAATATCCACGGCGGTTGACCTCTTCTGTACTATCAAGGAAATCCGCTACATACTTGATATGCTTGCCAATTGTGGCATAATTTCGACCTGTGGTATACAGGTAAGAAATATAATTAGTCAGTATATGCTGTCTGTTATTATCCATCGTTTTTAAGTATTAAATCACACCAGGTAGTATCATTTTCAAAGAACCACTCAAAACCGCCCGCTTTATGCTTGCCCGGCTTTTTATTGCAGATACAGCTGATCAGAGCCGGATTAACACCTGTCGCTTTCCCTGCATCCTGAATGGAAGGGAATACGCCGCATAACTTTCCGTCTTTAATCGCAACTACACTTTTACGATTTAGACCTGCACCTGTTTGATGCCAGGAACCACGTCCTTTCGCTAAATTTTTCAGACTTCTACGTTTGGTCTTTGGGGAATGATACTTCATTGTTTTCCCTTTATTGTGAGGAGCAATACCTTTCAAGAATCTGCCGTTTATAGGATTCCTCGTAGGGCGTTCAACGGGTATATAAAGTTCGCTCATATCTTTTATAGATTTTATTTATTTCTTAAGCTTATAAAGCCTCGTTTAACCAACTCCATCAGATACGGCATATCCTCTTCTCTTATTTCTGCCTGAGTCTCACCATTTACAGACATATAGTGAGGAATGCCAAATCGATCACGGATTCTCTTGCGGATAACAGGAGTAGACTTGTTCTCCCAGTAGATAGTTACTTTCATGATGACATTAGCATTTTTCTGGCTTCTTTATCTCCGGATCCCGCCCGGAGTTTCAACTCTTGATATTCAGCATAAGAGATCCTGTTATTCCCACGTTCTTCTATCTCTTTCTGGCGTTGAACCCGGTATTGCTCTCGTTCATAACGTTCGATGTCAATACGGCGCTCTTTGATATATTCCAGGAGCGAACAAGTAATCTTCATTGGACCAATGGCTCCATAGAACTGCCCATATTTTCCCAATTTGATCCTGGATATGAAGTTGCATATTTCAGCCAAATTCATCCAATAGTACTCACCCAGGACAAGAATACAAAGTTCATCCAGTTGTGAGTCTGCTATACCCTTCCCTTGCTCCGCATAATCGTTTATGCTATCAAACTGTACTTTTAGCCACCTGAGTGCATTGTCTTCACCGTACACGGAGCGGATGATGGACAACGAAGGTATGTTGCCATTCATTGCAATATCCGCAAGTGTAAGATTTGACTTCGCAAGTTTCCCTTGCAGGTCAGGATTGTAATCAACCGCCATCCGGGAAGGTGTCGGATATTTCTCCAATAAAGCCAACTGCTTTTCGTTTAGCTTCTTGTTCTGCAAGGAATTTTGTGTCTGCATCTGCGAACTCAGCCATGATTCTAGCCTTTCTCCGCTCAGAATCAATTCGCTTCTGCTCGTAGATGTTGTTGGTAATTGGTCTTGGTTCATAATTGCCTTTCTTTTTCAGTTCAATATTCAACCAGCGGGAGAAGTGCGATTTTGCATCCTTAGGAGACTTTCTTACCTCTCCCTCGTTTTGGAGTTTCTCGAAAAAACGTTTTAAATACATTCCGAACATGTCTATCGTAAAATACTTATGACCGGAATTACGTGTATTCATCGTTACGATTTCAATCCAGCTTCTGTCACAGGATAGTTCATCATAACATTCGCTTAATGTTTTGTCTAAAACCTCGGGAGGGGGAAACTTTTCTTTATCTCTCGATAGAGAGATTTCTTTTATTTCCTCTTCCTTTTCCTCTTCCTTTTCCTCCGTAGTGTTCACGTCGTTATCACGTAGTGTTGACGTAGTGTTTACGTCGTCATCAAGCAATACACTATTAATCAACATCTTAACATATTCCTTATCTTTACTTATGTAAGACTTGTCGTATCTCTTATCAAGGACTTGATGGCTACGGAATGTGCGGATAACGTAATAACTTTCTTCTGCAGGGCGTTTCTTGCCGCCGTCAAGAATAATAGGGATTAACATCCGGGCATCCACTAAGGCACCTATCCACTTTTTTATTTCAGATACGCGCAAATTTTCATCATAAGGGAATATCTGGGATTTGAGTAATGCGGCATTGGCTTTTATCACTCCGTAATCATCTGCGAAGTTCCAACATCCAATAAAAAATAATCTACATGGAATAGGAAGTTTTCCAATATCTTCATCTTCCCAAAATTCTGGTTTAATGGTTCGTATACGTGCCATACAAACATTTTATTAGGTAATACATATATATTCTCCACTTTAAGGACATTTTGGGATATGTTCTACCTCCGTGACTATTTCTTTAATTAATTTCATATTGACATTATTAAATGTTAGATTATTTGCGATCTACTTCTCTCAAGACATCAATTAGCAGAGCAATTGTACCGACATTATCTCTGAATATATCGTCATTGCCATCATTATGGTTTAGAGAATAATCAATAAGAAGGTCTGTCAAAGAGACTATCAGGTCTCCCGGACTAATTGTTTGAGATAAGAAGTCTTTAAGAGGATTAAGATTGATGACAAAATAAGCCGTTTCGTGGCTGGACGTAGATGCAGGATTTACTATACTTCGATCCTGCTCTAATTTCATGGAGTTTGGCATACGATGAAATTTGAGTTATGTATAAAAGGAAAGCCGTTAGCCTCCCAAAAGTCGCCAAACTCCGACTAAATTCGCATAACGAAAGCAGTCCGTAGGGAAAACTAACGGCTATATCTTAGCGATAAAAGCTGTCAAGTAGATACAAAATATCCACTTTCGATATGCTATAAAATCAAAGTTTGGCGAACTTTTCACCGCAAAGATACGCTCAAATTTCAAAATACCAAATGAAAATCTTATTTTTCTGCTAAGTAGTCATTCACAACCTCTATAAACTCCTCTATTGACCGGCACACAACATATTTATTTCCTGCTCTTTCAACTTCCTTTTGCCAGTTTCTCTGAGATTCCGATTGTCTTCCCACTTTTGTTTTCATCTCAATACATAAAGTGCTATACTTTTTATTACTTTTCAAAAGAATCAAGTCAGATACTCCTGGAGTGGCCCCTTCATCTTTCAGTTTAGCTCCTGTAAGTTCATCTCTTCTTCCTCCATTTGGAACAGCAAAAAGCAAACTTCTTAAGAAAGGATATTGCATTTGAAACCATCTAACACAAAGCTTTTGAAGTTTATGTTCCTCGTCTCGGAATACTCTTTTAGGTCTTTCCGAGTCTAATTTGGCTTTCATTTGTTCATATGTCATCCGTTTATCCTCCTCAATCAGTCCTTTGTTTCAGAATATCATTATTTTCTATCAGAAGAGCCCCACATCCCAGATACCATATTCGCGCATCCGGATCAGAATCAGCGAGACCGATTACCGTATTCAAGTAGAGTCTCGCATCAAACATCGCTTTTTGCTTTATTTCCGCCTGTGTCTCCCTAACTCTTTGTCTTCCTTCATCCGATTCACACTCTTTCAAAACATTTTTCTTCGCATATGCCATTTCATCAATTACTCCCCTATCTTTTACTTTATCATCGGCGTCTGTTGATCCGGAGGAATATGGGTATACGTCCATTACTACTGTCTCAGAAACAGAAGCTATCTGATAATCTCCCAACGTCCCTTTCATTCCTTCATCTAATTTCTTAACCGCATCTCGTAAGTCCGCTGCCTGAACCAACATTTGAGTAGAAGATCTTCTCTCTGCTCCACTCTTTTCGTCTATGATTATAAATACCACTTTGCACTTGTACCATCTGTCCGCTTTATCTTCATTACTTGGGAACAATTCCGAATACGGAACTCTTTTAATATCAGATACCGTAAACTCGCCTGTCATAAAAGGTTCTATTTCTTCTATTATTCTTGCCTCTGCTTCAGTAAAACTCATAGCATCCACAATATATGATTCCGTAACCTTCTTCTCCTTACCATTTTCCATGGTCTTTTGATAACGAATTTTACATTCAAACCAACTTCCCATTATTATATCTCCTTATGTTTTTATCCATTTATAAACTCCAAAGGGTAGACAAACGTTCTTCCCTCTATCTCACATAAAAGAAGCTCTCTTATCACCTTCGGATCAATTCTATTTACTTCTACCAGTCTTCCCTTCTTTCCCTTCAACCATATTCCATATAACTTTCTCACCGTTATATAAGGATTTTGAAGTTCAAATAAGAAAGCATATATCGAAAGTTGCCAACTCAAATATTTTTTGTCTAATTCGCAAGTAGTCTTAATGTCTCCAAGATCGACTTCATTCCTACCGGATTGGAATACCTTATCTATCGGACTTGCAAAATATTCGTTATCCGTAACAATATATTCACACTCAGCAATTTTAAGATCATTGAAATCCTTTAGTTTCAGATAAGCCTTGCCTTCTTCTGTTTCAGGATCCGTTCCCATGTCTGCAAGTTCACAATCCCGGTGTATATATTTTCCTATTTCCGCAGCTCTTTGCAATATATATTCCGGTATGCCTCTGTATTTACCAGCAAATACATGTTTTGACAGCATTTTAGTTATACCGCTCAATTCTTTCCCATTGAGAAAATATTTATGATTTACTTCATCAAATACGACTTCTGACTTTCTTAAATTCATTTTTAAGCTCTTTCATTTTAATAGATACTTTTTCCAAAAACCAAGAATTCCCATGCATTTCCGCATGTCCGTTAAAAAGGGACATCACTTCCTGCTCTGTCTTGCATAGCTTCAACTCCTTGAAAACATTAATATTTGTATTTGTTTCCATAGTGTATTTTATAATCATTTACTCCTTGAACTTCATTTCTTGTAGCTCTGTTCAGTTCTTTTCTGAATAGTATCCAGTGTAAATCTTCAAGTGCATCTTTTACCGTATACACTCTTTCCCCTTCTGGAATACCGGCACATGGAAACATTTCTATTCCCACCTCTTTCGATTCAGTTCCACACCATCCATAAAAAACTCCTCTTCTCAAGTTTCCTTCCAGCTTTTCATACATTTTGCTCTTTATGAATAGACATGTCCTTATTAATCTTTTCCCCATTCTTTTGAACATCTCATAAGCCTCCTTAAAGTTGTTGGAATAATACATTTTCTCCGAGTTATCATTCAATCTTACCTTTATCACATACATAACTATATTGTTTCTTTAGTTTTTTAATCATTTTCTTTATTCTCCTGGCAACATCTTGCTCCGCAGATATCTTGGGTGAATACTTTTCAATCGCAACTTCTCCCTGCTCCAGCAAACGTATGATCATTTTTATGTCAGTCTTTGATATTTCCATATTAACCTCTCCTATTTTTTATAAATTTGCCCGCTATATCTTCACAGACATCGCGGGCAGGTCAACAAAGTAGTTCCCGGATAGGCGATCAAACCATTCCGGAATATGCAAAAATATAAAACCTTAATCCGGGTCATTCTCCCGACAGTGTCCTTTACACCGGAATTATTGTTAGAAATTCAAACAAATTGGTTGTATATAATTTTTTATTGACTACTAAAAAGGAAGATCGTCTTTTTCATCAGTATTCTCCACCGGAGCATCAACAGTTGCAGCACTATTTTTATTATCAATCACAAAGGGTTTCATATCTCCTAAAAACGGTTTCTTATCTATAACATCTTTACTGTTAGAATCACGAAACTCTTTTGAAAATGATTGCTTCACATAATGTGTCTTCCCATACTTGCTTATTTCCCTACGCTCAAAGATCGATAGTCCAAGATAAGCCGCTTTTGCTCTGAGGTCTTCGTTCATATTGATATATATGTCATTTTCCTGAATAGGGATGACCAAACATTTTTTTCCTTTAATAGTTGCGATACCCGCCAGTTCTAATTTAAGCAGGTCGATACTTCCTTGTAAATTCATAATTGTATAATTTTAAGCGAAATAATATATTTTGCTATTACCAGTACCTAGTTTTTTAACCCGTACTGTTGCCATAAATGGAAAATCTTCTTTTGATATTTTGTTAAGTGCCTCTTTGATCGGAGTGGAATTGGTAAAGAACTTACATTCCGTTCCTTCATGTTTTATCTTGACTACGTAACGGTTGTCTCCATGTTGAGTTTTAACACCTGCTTCATAATCAAGTACTTCTATTTCGCAGTTAAGAATATCTGTAATTGATATTTGCTGTACAGGAAAAATATTTTGTCCTATATCAATTTCAATTCCAAAATCAGAGAACTTCTTCATTTTTTATTATAGTTTTAATCAGGTTCTTTGAATTACAATGTTTTGCCCATCCCATCCATGAACAAAGTGCTACCTTGCAGTTGCAGGATGTAGTTTTCTTTTTGTTCAACACTGCTACTTTTCTACAGAAGTTTTTCTTGATACTTTTCCGCATTAAAATATGAGTGTGAAAGAAAACATAGCCAACAAAGTCAATTCCTCTATTATCAACCGGGAATATTTGATAATTGTCTTTTAAATTTAAATGAAGCTTATTATTCAGATATGTTTTTATATCCCCAAGCAGGAAATGAAGTTTTTCTTTGTTTGATGAAAGTATTACCATATCATCAGCATATCTATAATAATACTTTATACGCCTTTCCTCTTTAAGCCAGTGGTCAAAGTAAGATAGATACAAGTTTGCAAAGAACTGAGAAAGATAATTACCGATAGGTATTCCCGGAGCAGAATCAATAATACCGTAGAGTAACTCAAGAAGACGTTTGTCCTTAATCTTCTTTCGGACAATATTCTTAAGTATTAAATGATCTATTGACGGATAGTATTTACGAATGTCCATTTTCAGGCAATATTTTGTATTTTGGATATCTTTCAAATCTTTCTTTAGATGATTCATTACTCCATGGATACCTCTTCCCTTAATACACGAATAAGTATGTGAAATGAATATCGGAGTCCATATATCTTCGAGGATATTCATTATCGCATGATGAACAACGCGATCACGGAAAGGGAGCCGGTATATTTCACGTTCCTTGGGATCATGTATGATAAAAGTTTGATATTCAGAAGTAACGTATTTACCTTCTGACAGTTCCTTATGAAGGGCATTTATGTTGTCATCCAATTCTTTCTCAAACTGAATGACCCCATAAGTATTTCCCTTGCCTTTTCTCGCTTTGGAATATGCTAGATAAAGATTATCTAGACTACATATACGTGAATATAAATTCCCAAATCGTTTCATAAGCCTTTGTTTCTAATAAGAGTCTTCGGATAAGCCCTACCAACACCGTTTGAATTGTTATTTTCCACCAAGAGGTGAGGTCCCTGCCCATTGGATTATTGTAACATAGGTGAGACCTGCTACCTGCATTCGCATTCGCATTATCGTAATTCGAATCGTTGAAAGCGAAAGAGGAAGGAGACAAGGGCAGGCAACCTTTATATCCTATCCTATCTGGATGTCTTTCCAAATATCAATAAATTGCTCTGCTGCATAATTTGCAAGCTCGAGTGTCCGAAATTTAAGGCGAGACCCGCTACCCGCACTCGCATACGCACTAGCGTAATCCGAATCGTCGAAAGCGAAAGAGGAAGGAGACATTTCAAACCAAGGATAATACTTATATTCATTATAATTATTCCAATCAGGAATCCATCCCTCGTTAAGTGCTTCTGCAATTACAATCATCTTATACTGTGCCTCAAAATGTTTGCGCATGTCAGTGGGAAGATTGGAAAAGTCAGGAACATCCGGTCTACCGGTCAACTTACGGGCATCCTCAAACGTTTTGACTAACTCTGTAATCTTTTTATTTTCTTTTTTCATGATGATAATATTTAGTTAAATAATGAACTGTTTCCAAAGGTCAATGAATTGTTTACCACAATACTCTGACAATTCTTTACTTTTCAAGCAAAGGCGAGACCCGCTACCCGCAGCCGCATACGCATCAGCGCAACCCGAATCGCAGAAAGCGAAAGAGGAAGGAGAACCATTAGTCTTGAACCATGGGTACCATCTATAAACCCTATAATCACATACATCCGGTACCCAACCTTCGTTAAGGGCCTTGACAATGGTTACCAACTTTTGATAAGCAATATCATGTTTAGTAAAACCGAATCCTATCAACTTATTTTTATCAAGAGGATTCATACTTAATTCGCGACATGCATCTTCATAGGTTTTAACTCTATCTGTTATCTTTTGAGAGAAAAAATCTTTTCCAAAAGACTCTTCCAAAATAGATTTTAACTCGCTGGAACCACTTTTGTAGAGTTCTCTAGCTTTTTGTTCACTGATTTGCAAAGTTTTCATTGTCAATTATCTCTTTATTTATTTTTGATTTCATAACTAAACAGTATTTTGTCGCATTCAAAAGAATCATGTAATCTTTTTCTTAATTCTTCAAGATCGCTTGTCTCACATTCGTTGTAATGCGTAGCAATAACCTTTAATTAAAAACATACTACCATTTTCCTGTATTTCCTTAAATACCTTTTATACGTTAATATACTTATTCATTTGTATTGTAGATAAAGCTTGCTTGATTTCCGCTTTCGAATAATAGATAGGAGAATTCCGGCCGGAACCTTTTCGTTTACCCTTGATCAACCCCACATCCTCCATTTGCCGTATAAGCTCAGTATCCAAATTCATATTGGCAAACCATCTGGCCACTTCTCTCCTACTGATGCTATCTTTTGTCGGTTCGTAGCATTTCACCGCATTCATATACCCTACTTGCACCATATCAGATATTATATTCTTCAATTGGTATAAATCCAGCGTCACTTTCATTGGTATATTATATAAAAATTAAACATCATGGTAAGAAAAATGCCTGCATCACGCCTGATGCAGGACTTGATAATCTAAATCTAAAATTCTAAATAAATAAACTACCCTCGCGAGCGTGGACGGTACAGGATTCGAACCTGTCTTTCTGCTATGCAGCGTTTCACCATGAATACTTACCGCCCTGTCAGCCGCAAAACTGACATCGAGTTAAAAACGAAATTCACAATGTTCACCTTCACAGGCTACTTAACACGCAAAGTCTTAAAAGAACTTGGCGTATATTTACTTTTCTCTTTTCACACATATAATAAATTTGTCCCTTTCGACACACGTTTTACACAAGAAGCCTTCTTCAATGTGCTCAATATTATAGTCATAGACTCTGTTCTTAACAGATCGGCTCTTAGAGATATGGAACTTTTCTACATCCCCAACTTTCATGTTATTGATCGTTTTACTGATCGGTTTGTCTTTTGAAGGTATCATTTCTGTATTATTAATTTTCTCCTTATTACTTAATCGAGTCATAATATTCTTTATTTTCTTGATATTTCATTGCTATTTGCTTATCACTTGCTTTGCCTCCTAAATCATTCTTTATCGCTTCATATTGCTTTTCAGTAAGAGAGTACACTATCTCTTCCGCATATTCAAAACTTCCGGCGTATCCCAATAAAACTATCATTGCCGACACGCATAGTGCTGCTTTACTTATTTTATTCATAGTTTAAAATATTGATTAGTCCCCGCCCCAGTAAAATCATCTGGGTATAAAAGGCATATCTTTGCGGGTTTTTCTTAACTTTGAAGTGTCAAACTAAAAATTAAGAATATAAATAATTTATTAGCATTCCAAGTTGTTAGGAATTATCTTTCTTTCTCTTCATCGTAAAAATCCATTAAGAAGTTATTTGCTTCTCTTTGAAGTCTATTCATTAAGTCACGTACTATCTTACCCTTGGTGAACTTATCATGTTCATAGCATTTCATTGAAGGAAATTTGATAGTAAATCGGAGTTCTGAACCTTCTCCATTTTTCCAACCTGATAAAGTAGCACCTGTATCACTGATCTTTTGCCCATAATCAATATAAGCTTCTTCGACTTCTTCAAGTGCTTTATCATCAACTTGATATTGTTGCCAAATATCCCAATCTAATATTTTTGTAGATAACTTATCTGCAAAAAATGGAACTGCCTCTTTTTTTAATCTATACTTTTTCATATCTGTTATGTTTTAATTTTGTTTCCTTCAACGCAACAATACGTTTCTTCGCCCGAATTTTACGGGAAGGAAATCCGCCTACTGACGCGAGGCGATCTCGTATATCTTGTTAAGCGTGTGTAGCCGCCCCAAACACTACATACTTTATACCGATTCATATAGGACTGTATCGGACGCTTTACATTAGTTCATAAATCTGTGCTGATTATTATTTTTCATCGTGAAAGGCTTCCCATTACCTACAAGCAGCGCATTACGCTCACGATTATCATGCCGGGTACTCCATCGGACTGTTTCCCCTCGGGCAGTTGCATGATTGCCCCATTGTACGGTACCGTGCATCTTCACACGGGGATGTCCAACATGTCTGCATCCGGAATGTAGAGTTCCGCTCATCAAAAAGGAGAAGTTGTAAACTGATGCAAGAGCGCTATCAAAATCTACCAAGTTCTTTTAAGACTTGTCCCCCAGAATTGATTTTTCAAATTTCTTTTGTATATTTGGAAATCGGTACTGAGATACTGACTTTGACAACGCAAAGATAAGAGCATTTGAGGACACAACAAAGCAAATTGCAATAAAAATCACCTCAATAGCTCTATTTAAAATAATTCTAAATAATATTACCATGAAAGAAGCTATAATACAAAGAATTAAAGAAATAATAGAAAATAAATCGCTCTCAGAAAGCCAATTTTCTAAGTTAATATCAGCGAATCAGAAAACTATTAATCAACAATTAAAGGGAGAAAGAGGTATTAGCATTGATACTATATTAAGCATATTAAGTTCATTTGAGCAAATCTCCTCAGAATGGTTATTACGAGGTGAAGGAAGTATGCTCAGATCAAATTCTAAAGTGGATAAAACAAATTATGAAAAACTACTGGAAGAATACACAAAACAGACAGAAGATTTATTATCTGAAAGAGATGACGAAATTAGAAGGCTGCAATTAGACAATGCAATTTTAAGAGCCAAAGAGAAAGTAAAAAACGCAGGATAATCACTGTTAAATACTAATATCAGTTCATAAACTTTAGAAGAAGATGTCAAGCATCTTTTCTAAAATGAACCCAAACATCAAAAACAAATAGTTGAGTTTTATGGTATTTTCATTTTCTTTTTTCATGGGATTATAGTTTTATAATACAAATATAGTAATATTTTCACTCCCTTCAAAATTATTTAATATGAATGCATACAATGAATATTCTGAAAGATTTTTAGAAATAATAAATGCAATGGGAATATCAGATTATTCCATCTGGAATAACGTTAAAGGAATTACAAAAGAAAGAATATCTCAAATCAGAAGGGGTGTTTCAGGAGCCTCTCTTAATATAATTAGTGCATTTTGTTCTCATTATACTAATGTAAATGCCAACTATATCATCACTGGTCGAGGTAGCATATTTATTTCTACTGAGGAGTTACCCGAATCTAACCGTATCACCAGTAAAACCACTTACGAAAAGTTGCTGGAAGAATACACCCGTCAAACTGAAGAACTACTGTCTCAAAGAGACAAGGAAATTAGAGTCCTTCAATTAGAGAATGCCCGCCTCAAAGCAGAAGCAGCCACAAAAGAAGCTGTATAATTTCATCATATTTATTCAAAACAAAACAAATTATATCTTTATCTGAAACTATCTAAAAATAAATTACACTTTTTATGCTGAGAAACATACATTCCTCCTCAAACTTTCATTTTTCGAAAGTGTTTATATAAAACGATTCTCAAGATATAAATAATAAATTAAAATCCTTAACCTATGGAGATGTATGAATTACTACTAAAGCGTCTGATAACTTTAACAGACGAGTATTTTAAGCTACGTAAAGAACTGAATGAATTAAAAGAACAAGTTCATCCTACATTAAATGAAAGATTCGGCCACAAACGAATTATCCCAATGAAAATAGAAAAGAATAAATAAGAACTGAGAACGTTGATTGTACTATATAGTGTCAGAAAAGCCGGGCTAATTACAGTCCGGCTTTATTATTCTATGCACATTCTTTTCCTCAGGAGCTTATATGCCTTTTGTAACCATACTTGCAGTCATCGTCCTGGTCTTGACCTAATATAAAACGAAAGCCCGGAAATATCATCCCGGGCTCGCAATAATCATCTTCCGATGACATGTACAGAAAATGTCGTCAAACAAAAGTCATTGATATTTTAATCAAAACTGAACTGTACATAGTTCTTTCGCTAATTCATGAATAGCTTTCTCAAACTTTTGTTTTTGAGAAAGAGAAGCTAATGTAATCCCTTGTTTATATCTTCTTAAAAGTGAGGGATTCATACCTATTTTTTTAGCTAATTCAGTCACATTAAAAAAAGAGAAAGTTTTAAAGAAACCAGATATATCATATTGATAGTCAAAATCTACATCTCCTCCATTTAATTTATCCAGAGAAAGAGAATCTTCACATTCATCAATAAACATTTCTAAGTTTTCTTTTAAATCTTCTTTGGCTTCTTCCTCGGTTAAGCCATATCCAAACAGAGAAATTCCATCTAATTGAGGACAGTAAATACCATATCCTCCATCAGAAGATCTTTCAATAATCGCTTTAACACTTACAGTTGCCATAGTAATTTATATTAGAGTAAATTTAATCACAAAAAAGAAATGTACATATTACAAGTAGAAAATATTTTCAAACATAATGAAAGCATCACTTATATCTTTAATTTAAACTATGTACATTTCTATTTTTTCATTCTACTTGCCCAATTTTAATCCTTTTCTAAAATGCTCTAAAAGAGCAGGGCTTATTTCAGCCCTGTATCTTTTAGAATCTTTTCCAAAGTCCCTTTTGGAACTTCTTTGCTGGGATGTCTTCCGACTGGAACAGGAGTAGCGTAATCAGGATGAACATATTTATAATGCTTCTTCCCTTTCTTCAACTCCCATCCGTTTTCCTCCAGCAACTTGTACAATTCAGAAAACTTCATAAAGTTGGAATTTAAATTAAACATATCAATGAACACTCTCGTTTGACATCCACAAAAGTAACACATTTGTTACTATCCACCAAAGAAACAAGAAACAAATATGTTACTATAATGCTTTTTTAACACTATTACCCCTATGAAAACAGAAAAGCCCCCAGGTTATGGGGGCAATATCTTTGTATTAAATCGCATCAAATTTTACTTGTTGGGCCAGTTGGACCTTTGATAAAGATATTATTATGGATATGACAACCCATCTCTCCACTCTTAACTTTATCCTTAGACAAAAATTTCTCTATAAAGTAAATCTGGCCTTTGCCGGATACCTTAGTAGTTGTAGTCACTAATACAGATCCATCCGGCTTAGTGATTGAGGTTTTCTTCAACTCAAAAAGCCCTAACTTCATAGCTTTCTGTGTAGGCTGATTGTAGTAGTCCCCCTTTTGACAGAGATAGCCATTTTCACGCATCCAAGAGAACAAACGGTTCTGCCCAACATTTACACCGTTTTGCTGTAATATTTTAGCCAATTCCGCTATCAGGCAAGAGCGTTGAGAGGTTGAAACGGCATCAGCAAAGAGAACTTTCGGAGCATCCTTTTGAATCTTCTGTTCGGCCTCGATAAGACGCAGCTCTTTACGCTTTAGTGTTTCTTGTGCAACAAGTAACGCACGTGCCATTATTTCTTCAGGAGTATCGTCTTGTTTGGATGCAATATATCCGCCATGTTTGCGGATTGAGGGTAGAACTTCATTTGTTACCCACTTACGAAAAGGCTTTGCCTTCTCACTATCACTACGGATTATTACATCATACAATCCACTTTCAGTGACAAAAGTAGCCTGTTGGTTTCCACCTTCTGTAAGGGTGTCCATCTGGCGGACATCCTCTGCATCCAATCTTGCTTTTACATTTCTTGAATTAGAAATACCAATCACATTGCATACATCAGATAAGCAAAACAAAGGTTCATCGCTTTCAGTCATTGCAACTCTTACTTGGCCAAACTTTTCATTCTGGAAAATTTTAATGTTATTCATACTCACTGGGTAATGTGCTCCTTCACACATCTTAAAAAAAGATCCTACCCTTTCACCGTCATAATGTGGCTGCTTGACGGTTACTCAGGTAGGATCCCAATATCTTATTCAGGTAGCAGCCACGAAACCAAATTTTTCTTTCACTATGCAAAGGACAAAAAATAATTTCATATAATCAACACCTAAAATTTGCTTTCTCTCTACTTTTGATTTAAAACGCTACTTTTGTTTTTAAATAACAGTTATTTAACCAATATAACTGATATTTTAACAACATTTACATCAT